TCGCGACTGGTCATGGCGGGCGTGGACCTGAACACCGTCCGTGAGCTCCTGGGGCACGCGGATATGAAGATGACCCTCCGCTACGCCCACCTGGCCCCAGAGGCCAAGCTCCGAGCGGTGGAGCGGCTGGATAAAAAATAAGGCCCGCTCTCCGGCGGGCCTCGTCCTCACTCGTCCTCTTGGGCCTCGATCTTGTCCAGGAGGTAGCACCTGCACTGTTCAAGCTTCGAGGCGATGAACTCCTGGAGCTCATCGGCGGTGACCTCGCGGTCGTATCGCTCCTCGGTCATAGCTTCCTCGCCTTCGGCCTCGAAGACGGCGGCGACGACGTACCCCTTCCCTTTATCCCCGCCGGGACAGAAGATCGTCTCGACCGTCCCATCCTCCCACAGCCGCACCTCGTAGCATCCGTAGATCTTCGTGGTAGATGCCGACCTATCCGCCGCTACGCAGGCCTGCATGAGCTCCTGCTCGCGCTCGTCCAACAGATCCAAGAACTTCGCCGCATCGACCGACATAAAAAGACCTCCTTGACAGCCCATGCCCAAGGAAGCCCCTCACGTGCTATACTATGACATGTGAGGGGGCTCCCTTTTAGGGGCTCTTTTCCATTGCCCGGATGACCGTCTTGCCGCCAAGCTAGGTCGGTCGTTCGGGCTCCTTCTCTTCCCGTTCTTTCTCGATAAACTCCTTGATCACGCGCGCTAAGACGGCCTGGATCGTCATCCCCTTCAGGGCGCATAAGGCCTTAAACTCCCTCGCTATACCCTCCGGGATACGAACGATCATCTGGACCGTCTTTTCTTTCTTATCCATCTCCCCCTCCCCTTATCGATAGATAGTTATCATTTTATCGATCATGCCCCTTTTGTCAATGGCAAAGCCGGTATCCATTCCTCGTCGGGGGCCTTGAGTTTCCCAGGCGGCACGCACTCCCTCAGGGCGCTATTGGCGGCCAGCCCCATGTCGATCAGCCACAGATCGTCCCCGTTCTGCATGATGTCGATAGACCATTGCCCCCTAAGGTCTAGATACTGGAGCATGGCCGCTATCCCCTCGCGCACGCGATCCTTGTTCCGTTCGTATCGCTCCATCATCACGCCCTGATGTTTCTGGATGATGATATAGTCATGGATGCTATGCGGGGAGCTCGCGTCCCTACCGGTAGAGAAGCGCTCCTTCAGCATCTCAGGCTCCCAGTACGGCGACATCCCCAACACCTCGCGGTCGTCCGCGTCTACGAATACGCGGTACTCCGTACGCAGCGGCAAGCCCTTATAGATGCACGGATCATCCTCGACGTCCGGGACGTACTCTCGGACCACCCACTCGTTCGTCGTCGAGGCCCCATAGATGCACGGGGTCGATAGCGGCCCGGCCATCAGCACCGCTGTATTCGAGAGGAACATCAGGTACTCTCCAAGATCCTTCACCTCGTCCCCCCCCACCCGCGCGTTCCTGAAGTCGAACTTCGAGGAGAATGTCCCGGTCTTCACGAAGTACTCCTTCCTATCATCCAGGCCGAACACGCGCCGCGCGTACTCATCGACGATCCTCAGCGTCGTGTCGTTTAGCCAGCCGTAGTCCATGCGCGATAATTGTAGCAACGTGATCGGCACGGCGGCGATCGTCGTGTCAGGTATCCTGAAGGCCCTCCCCCGACTATTCGCCTTAGCTACTGCGGGCAACCATTTCGACATACTGTTGGGGTTCATCTTCAGCATCTCGTACAGGATCGGGTCTAGGTCGAGGATATCCAGCCCCTGCCGAAATTTGCCATAGAACATCATCCTGGTGCGGGAAGACTGGGCCCGCAGGTATTCACGATACATGAACAGGACGGAGGGAGTGCTCTCTCCGCAATGTATCGACATATAGTCCCCTAAGACCTGTGGCCTCAGATCCAGCGGGATATCCTCGATATCCTCTGGCGTCAAGCGCTCCCTTCCTCCCCCATCTGGCAAGGCGGGGCGCTCCTCCACCATATCACCATCGACGAAGCGCATCACGGCGGTCTGGGCGTCTAGCTCCTCGACGGTCTGCTGGACGATCCGGTCGAGGCGCGCCCGCGTATCGTCGTCTGGCTCCGGCGCTCCATCGCGGCTGGCGGCTAGGTCCCTAACGCTAACATCGAAGGGACGGTCCGACACCATGGGCCCCGTATCGAAGGCGTGAACGCGATACGCCTTCTCGAATGCCTCGTAAGCCTCCTGGCTCACGTTCAGCAGCTCCGCGATCTCATCCCGTGATAACAGCTTTTTTCGGGCTAACATCTCTTTCAGCCCCGATAGCAAGCCCTTCATATCTCAAGCTCCTTCCTCGTCCGAGCTACTTGGCCGTCGGACCTTCACCGTGCGGCGCGGGGCCGTCTCCTTATCTTCGCCGCCACCTCTGGAATGGGGGCGGACGAAGGTGACCCCGTGCGCGGGCAGGGAGATCCCGCTGGCCTCCGCGTTCTGCCTGGCCGTCTCCGAGGCCTTCCAGTCGATCGGGAGCTGGCGGATGAAGCCCGCCACCTGGTGGAGGGCATGTGTCCGGCCCGTCCCCGTCCTGCCCTCTCCATCGCCGCCTGAGCTATCCGCCGCCCCCTCTGGCCGTCGGTACTGCACGCGGGGGACGTAGGTTACGCGGACGGCGGGGGGCTGTCCCGCATCCGCCTTCTTCGCCTTCTTCGGGGTCTGGACGTACCCCGAGGGGACGCGCCCGCGCCGGGCCTTCTGCTCGGCGGGGACGCAGCACATCCGGATGACCTCTAGGGGGATAAGGAGCTCATCGGGACCGTCCGTCGCATTCTTCCTGGCGAGCGCCCAGTCATCTTCATCCTCCAGAGACGGGACCTCTACGAAAAGACGGACAGGGGCGTCTTTCTCATCCGCCCAATCCCCGTAGCCCCTGGATAGGTCCATCCGCCCGTGTAGCACGGAGAAGATATGCCCTTTCGGCTCCGTAGCGAGGAGCGTGAGCTTTTCGAGCCGCCCCTCCTTCCAGATGATATCCGTTATCCCCGGCCAGAGGGAGTATCGGCGCTCCGTGATCACTTCGTCCCGGATATCCGCCGAAGGCCCGTCCACGGCGGGCATCCCCTCTAAGAAGGTCCCAGTGATCAGGTCGCAAGAAGTGAACGAAGTCGTGAACAGCACGCAGAGCCGTTCTATCGCCTCCGTCTGTGTCTTGCAGGTGGACGGCGGGTATTTCCGCCGCATCTCAAGAAGCTGCCATATCAACCAGCCCGCCCCCCAGGAATCGATCAGGAGCGCATCATCGTCGAGGATGGTGGGGGGCGAGAGTTCCGGCCTAGCTTCGACGCTTCCCACCATTGCCATGTATGAGAGGATATTACAGGTCTGGATGATGCACATGTCATTCAATGTCTCTAGAGAGGGGGGATAGTTCCCGTCATGACGAGGCACAAGATCGTAGAGGTGGGCCGTCCCCCAGGTGAAGGAGATATGGTCCGTCTGTGCGGCAAGGCAGAACTTCGCGAAGACGGATGTCACCGCGAAAGCCGCAGCTAAGGCCATGAAGGGATGTTTCAAGTCGTCGGGGGGGATAACGGTCGTCAGCTGGGCCATAGTGGAATAGAAGGCCTGCTCTAGGAGACTGTTGAGCTTATGTAAGTTCGTGCCCTTGAGCGCGTCGATGACGCAGCTCTTCGCCCTTATGACGCGATCAGGAAGGTCGCTCGCCAACATATAGGCGATATCCGAGAGGAAGGGCATCTGGAGAAATTCGACAACGCCCCTGCGGCGCGTATCGATATAGACGCCCTTACGGACGCCCTCCTTATACTTGTGCGGGGGAAGGATCCTGTCCGGCATCGCGGCGGCCAATGCCACGTGGGCGTCATAGATCCAGTTCCGCTTGGTGTTAGTGCTCTTCTTCACACGAGGGAATGCCTCGGCGAGCTGGACCAAGTACTTCTCCGATATCGTCGGCATAGAGACACCTCCCGAGAAAGAGTTATAGGGGACGGTCGCCCGTCCCCCCCCTAGCCTGCCCCCCCTAGCGGTCCATAAGCCCGAAGGGGTTATAGTAGTTATGCCCCGCCGCGTTTACGGCGTGCACGGAAGCGGGATCGGGCTCAGGGATGTACCACCACTCCCCGGTCGCCGTGTTAAGGATACCCTCCCTCATGCCCGCGCAGCAGATGTTCACCCTATGGTCCCATTCCCACTCCCCCGTAGGGGTAACATTTACCCACGTCCATGCGGCACCCCCGCCAATAAAGTGCCAGAGGATCTGAGCGCTCGTATATCCATACTTTCTGCCGTCTAACACCTCGCACCCCTTCGTCGTGGGGAGGTCCCCCAGGCGCTCCCTGATCCGCTCCTCAGCGACGCCACAGGCTTTATCGATGCTCGAAAACTTTATCATTTTTTTCTCCTCCTCGATGTGCGCCGGTCCGGCGCTTTTGCTGTGGGGGACGGTCGCCCGTCCCCCCCCTTATACTTTTCTCCTCTGGCGGTTATGCCGCCTCGCGCCTTTTGCGCATCCGCTCCCCGAAGGCGTGGAGGAAGTGGATACCGGGGCCGCGCATCCCGCTCGTGGAACGAGACTCCCTCTCGTGCCACCGTTCCAGCGCATCCAGGTCGAACCAATTCAACAGGTCGTCTATCGCCCCCTCGACCAAGGGGGCATCGACGTAGAGCCCCGTAGCCTCCACGAGGTAGCGCCAGATATCGTGGGGGGCCTTCCGCCCTTCGACGTCCAGGGCGCGGTCGTATTCGACCACATCCGCCCCGTCGCCGACGACACGGTAGGTGTACTTCTGGTCGTACCGGACGCCGATATCGTCCCCGATCCCCTCGCGTGTTTCGAGGCGGATTTCCCCACCTTCCCTACCTGATGGGTACACACTGAGCCCCATCCCGTAGTATCCAAGGAACGTCTCCTCGCCGTTCCGGATCCCGTCGAAGAGCTCCTTCCGGGCCTGGGCCTTCTCGGCCTCTCCCCACCCGGCCCATTTCTCCCCGTGGAGGCACAGCAGGGCCAGGGGGTCCGAGTCCCAGTTCCTCCCATCCAGCTGGTGGTCGTTCCTCTTGATGATGATCATTTTCTTCTCCTCCTTAAGTATCGCGCCGCTCTGGCGCTTTTTCCTTGGAGGCGGTAAGATATCCCCGCCCCCGTGCTTCACCCACGTTGGGGCTCTTTTCGGCGTGGGGCCGGATGGCCGTCCGGCCCTCGCTTTATCCCTCATTATACCCGGACCATCCGGATATAAACTATCCCTCTCCCTACACCGCCATCATGGCGGCGATGACCGACTCCGCCCAGACCGGGCGCTTACGGGGCTCCCCATACTGCCAGTATACAGCCCCATCCTCCAGGTAGGGGGTCGCAAGCTGGGGCTTCCCGTCCGCATCGTACACGTTCACGTAGATGCGGGTCTTGCCCTTCCCGCGCCAGAGCTTCGCCCTAGCGATATAGCCGCCGTCGATGGGGGCCGCATCGATCTTCCCCACCGCCCGCTTCAGGGCGATGGTCCTCACGAAGTCGCCGCCCTCCTGGACGGTCTCGATGACGCGGCGCATCTCCGACAGGGCCGCGTGCCAGGCCGCGTTCTCGGCGGTGTAGTCCACCGTCGCAGACTTCTCGACCCAATCATGGGCCTTCCGCTCCTCGGTGCAGGTCACGAGCTCCTTCGCCACCTTCTCAATCAGGGCGATGGCGGCGGGGACATCCGTCTCGCTGTCGGCCAGCTTCTTCTCCAGAGCCTCCATGAAGAAGGCGTCCTGGGCGTCCTTGGGGCTATCCTCGAAGTCGAAGAAGCCGTCCCCGAGGCGGGTATTGGTCCCGACCATCCGTGCCCCGATGGTGATGATGCTCTCGTAAGCCCCCTGAGCGGCCAGGATACGCACCGCCCTCGGGATATACGTGCCATGCTCCTCCCCCTGCTCCATCCCCGCCACGAAGGCGGCGATGATCTCGGCCTTGCGGCCCCGCCAGGTGGCACGGGCCAGGGGGAGGGCCATCTCGGAGGCGAGACGCCGGATCCTCACGATGGAGAGGGAGGTGAGGATCGTGGCGGCGTCCATCTTCTTCTCCTCCAGCAGGGCCTTCGCGTCGATCATCTTCATTATCATTTTGTTCTCCTCCCTTTCTCGGGGGCTTGTTTGTTTCCTGCCCCCTTCTTTATGTTTACATTATACTTGCTGCCAAGTATAATGTCAAGGGGGGAGATCAAAAACTATCGAAAAAAATTTAATGGCGATAAAATACCTGTTTGCAATACTTTACGGCATTTTCTCCCCATCCTCCTTCTTTTTCCTCGGATTTTTTTCCGGGTGCGCCGCGAATCCCTGCGGGCCGGGGACGTACCCCTCGATAGCTTTTCGCGGGATCATCCAGCTCGTCCCGATTTTTTTTGCCCCCGGGAGCTTCCCCTGGCGGCAGAGGAGGTTCACGTACTCCTGCCCGTAGCCAAGAAGCGCCGCGCCCTCGGCGGTAGAGACATAATCCTTCAACTCGTCCTGAAGCTGGCGCGTCTTAGGTAAGGTCTTGGTATCCCCGGCCTTCCATCCCTGACGGACGTCCCATGCGTAGAGCCCGACGATACCCCGTATCTCCTTCTCCGTGGTGCTGGGGAGGATGACTAGCCACTGTCGCCCCAGCTCCACTTTGAGCCCCATATTCTCCGTCCACATGACGGCGAACCGGAGGGCTTTTGTCAGGTCCTCCTCCACGACGCCGCGACGGAGCATCTCGTCCCGAATGACCTCGATGACCTTCTCCCGCGTCCACTCCCCCGCGGTGGTCTCCGGGCGCTCGGGGCGCTCCTCGGAGACGATAGGGATCGCCTCATAGACGCCCGCCACGGCGGCCAGATATTCCTTCAGGAGCGCCGTCGCCTCCTCTGCGGTATCGACTCCGGACTCGTCCCACGCCTTGCAGCGGAGCCACTGCACATCCCCGGCCGCGTCCTTCTCGCAGAGGTAGAGATACCCAAAGGGCTTGAAGATACTCATCTCCTCCGTGGCTCCCATGTAGCTATCACTGTACCCGACGGCCTCGCCGTCGAGCCAAACGTATATATACATTGTTTTCCCCCCTCTGGTATTATTTTTCAAGGGGGCCTTTCGGCCCCCCGTCCTTCTACCTCACGGTCATCGCGTACTCCCCGCGGGAGTCGGGGAAGGTCCGGAGGATCCCGCAGCTCCACTTCTGGATCTCCCCGTCGGAGGTGACGTCCTTCTCGAACGTCGCCCCCCAAATCTCCAGGAGGCCCCGCAGCCCCTCCAGCGAGCGGCTGTGAATGACCGACTTCCGCTCGTAGTACCCCCCGCTGTCGAGGACGACGCCCATCCCGTTCTGGGGAGGGACGTAGCCGTCCAGGTGGTCCAGGCGATACTCCGCGTCCCCGAAGGCCGCCTTCAGAAGGGGCTCCGACTCCTCGCCCCGGAGGCTTTCGCGCTCCTTCCGCTCCTCACGGGGGCTCTGGTGCAACCAGGCCATACCCGCATAGATCTTTTTCCCCTCGTCGATATTGGACATCTTCATTTTGCTCTCTCCTTCCGCCCGCTCCTGCGGGCCTTGTGGTATCATTTCGGTGGGGGGCCGCCCGGCCCCCCGCTGTCCTTTGCCTGGCTCGCCCTGGCCGGCGGGCTAGGCTTTCAATGTCTCGTAGGCTTCCCGGATCAGGGAGGCGGCCCTTTCGTACTGGGCCTTCTCCTCGTCCGTCCCGGCGTAAGCCTTCAGGTCCCAGGCCAAGCTCCATGCCATCCACGTCATCTCCGCCGCTTCGGCTTTCTTTGTCATTTCGTCTCCTCCTTCTTTCCGGGGGCTTCGTTCCCCGCCCCCTTCTTTATATTTACATTATACTTGCTGTCAAGTATAATGTCAAGGGGGGGAGATCAAGAAAAAGTCAAAAAAATAAGGTCCTTTCGGACCCCAAGGGGAAACTCAACTCACGCAGGCTAATGCCCTCCAGACGCGGTGCCACCACCACGGGGCTTCCCTCGGCTGGGATCGCCAGTACAGCCGCCCCGCCTCCCAGAAGATCCTATCTTCCAGGCAGTGCCCGTCCCCGTCCAGGACGTGGATATAGACACGTTCCTTCCCGTACTTCGCCCAGGGCCAGCCCGTCAGCTTCAGCCCCTCGGGGGAGGAGGCTTCGATGAGCCGCGCGATGCGTTCCAGGGCGAAGCGCACATCCTCTGCCCTGTCTCCCTTCGCGATAGCATCCAGTGCGTCCAGCGCAGCTTTCCAGCCGTTCGTCCTCGGCTCCATGTCTTTCTCCTATAACAAAAAAAGGGCGGTCGCCCGCCCTTCGCCTACTTCCCTCCGACCTTCTCCTTGAGCTCCTTGCCGGGCTTGAAGGCCGGGACCTTCCGCGCGGGGATCTGGATGGTCTTCGTGGGGTCCTGGGGGTTGCGCCCCTCGCGTGCCGCCCTGTCCCGGACCTCGAAGGTCCCGAACCCGATGAACGTACACTTGTCCCCCTTCGCCAGGACGTCCCCGATCGAGGCAAATGCCTCGTCGAGCACGCGCCCGACATCCTTCTTGCTCAGGTCCAACTTCTCCGCGATCTCCGTGACCAACTCCGCTTTGTTCATGCTTGCCCTCCCAAAAAATAGGTCTTGCCTGTATTTTATCAAATGCGGCATGGGATGCAAGTCCCTAAGCGCGTTACGCCTTGCCCCCAGTGTGTCTATCAGTATATGCGGGGGCAAGGATACGATATGGGGGATGACCGCATGGGCTCCTAGAGCCCCAGGGACCGGCACCCGAGGATCTTCCCCTCGGCGTCTCGCACGACCTCGGCGGGGACCACCAGGTCCTTCCGCCCGGGGAAGGCGCTCTTTACGAGCTGGGACACGATGTAGAGCGTCCCTTCCTCGGGCTCAGGCATCCCGACGGGCTCCCCGAACTTGGTCCGGGAAAGGGGAACGCCGCCCCAGTCCCCGGCGGGGACGGTCTTCGCGGCCAGACGGATGGGCTGGCCGTCGCTCTCGATGACGCGAAGGATATTCCCGTCCGCGTCACAGAGTGAGACAGGGTGCGGGGTGCGATTCACGATCTTCATAGCTTCTCCTCCTTTTATCTATCTTTCGTTACGGATCAGCGCCTTATCGCCCTGGCGATGGCGCTTGTTCGACAGGCGGCGCACCTTGCGACGCGCCGCCGTACGTGATGCTGTGTAGCACCAGGAATCGTTTTTGACGCGCGGTCTCATCGTCTCACCTCCTAGGGGATAAGGGGGCGCTAGGCCCCCAGTTTTTAAACCTTTCCGGGGAGGAACACCTCCAGGATGGAATTGCTGAAACGGGTCCCATCACGAAGCGTGATAGACTTCGTGAGTCCGATATGGCGGCGGAGCTTCTTCTCGTAGACGTCGATGCGGTCCAGCGTCCAGCTGCCAACGGTCCCCATGCTCTCAGCGCTGGGGTCCAGATGGTGCCAGACGTTGCCGTGATACTCGATATCACGGCGATCGCGGGCCAGCAGGGCCCTGATCTCGTTACGAGTGGAATTATCATTCCCATACTTCCACTCGATGAGGTGGCGGGCGGTCTTCCCGAAGGGGAAAGCATAAATGCCACGACGGACAGGGGGCTTGTTAAAATCCTGAGAGTTCTTGATACAGAACTCATTATCCTGACTGTTCGCGCCACCGTAACGGACAAACTTCATGATTATTACCTCCTTGGGTTGTCGGGGCTTGCGCCCCCCATATTTGAGTATAGAGGGGGGGCGTCAAGCCCCCGCTACTCTTCCTCTTCCTCGTCCTCGCCCGCCTCCTCCATGAGGCGCTGGAGCTCGTCATAAGCCGCATCCTGGGCGGCTTCAATGATGATCTTCCCTACCCACCCATCGGGGCAGCAGGCGGTCTCGATCCACCACTGGAAGTCCTCGTTATCGCCGGGATCCTCAAAGAGCGCCCCGGCGGCACTCTCCCTGTCATCGCCCCCGTAGAAGCTGGGAGCGTTGGCGTTGGCGAGGGCCTGGCAAAAGGCCCCGTAGTCCTCCGCCTGTGGCTTCCACTCCTCGGCGGGATCCTCAGTATCATGCCAGGCGTCGAACATCCAGTTCTCGCCCAGCTCCTCGCCCCACTCTTTTGCCTTAGCCTCGATCTTATCGCACAGGGGGGCAAGGTACAGCTCCGCAAACTCCTCGCTCTGGTTGTCGGTATAGGCGATCCCCGACGGCTCCACCCAGTCCCCATCATCCTGCCTGACAATAAAATCGCCGCTCCATGGCGAGATCTTCCAGGGCAGACCCCAAGACATATTCCCATGCAGATCGGTGACGTTAAACTTTGTCATCTCATTCTCCTCCTTATATTTGCCCTCGGGGGAAACCCCCCGAGGGAATGTCGTGATATGATCCCCGCTTCACCAGGGGCGGGGCCTCGCCGGGAGCCTGTATCCGTTGGTCTGGTGCAGGCGGAGCCAGAGATCTTTCTCCGCCCCCACCTTTGCGTACTGGTCGGGGTCATAGCCCCCGTGCCAGCGATCCCCCGTGCAGTACGTCCAGAGGATCAGCGCCTCCCCGGCCTTCGCTTCGGGGCTGATAGTCCCGACCCTGTCCCGTCGCAGGGATACCGCGCCGTCGGTCCCCATCTCCACCGTGAGGACGCTATCCTCGTCAAGGGCCGCTGAATCGTATCCGGCCCTCACCATCGCGGCCAGCGCCGCGTCCCAGTTCTGATCGATGACGCCCGCCCAGTTCGTCCCCTCCATTATAAGCCCCTCCTTATCGTAAAGGTCCCAAAGGTAAACCCGTTTTCATCGGTGAAACGGGCTCGTGCCTGGTCTAGGGTCATATACCTCACGTCTCCTATGTGGAGCTGGATCTTATCGCTATCCCTGGCGGCTTTGATGAGGGCGTCGAACTCAGCACCCTCGATTCCCGCATAGCTCAGGACCTCTCGCAGGTCCGGGATCCCGTAGAAGATCCATTCCGGCTCTTTTTCTACCAGTGCCCTGATGCCCATCTTAAAAAGTTCTTTCCGAGTGATATTTTTCATTTTGCTATCCTCCTGATATGGTGGGGGGGAGGGGGGGGCTTACGCCCCCTTCCTCCCCTTCCTCGTCTTGCAAAGGGCCGTATATTCCGGGAACACCTTCTTCCCGAACTTCTCCTTCATTACGTCCTCGTGCTCCAGGCGCAGGACGTAAAAGGCCTTCCTTACCATCTCGTAGGCCTCCTCCTTGCTCTTCGCCCACTTGTGGGCGTCGTGCAGGAGGTCCATGGCCTCGGTGCATCCGGCCTCCTCCGCGATGTCGAAAAGCTCGATGTTGGCGTGGTCAATTCCCTCAAACTCTACGAACTGCAACATCTTGATCTCCTCCTTTTGGTCTCATCAGCAAGGGTTTTACCCTTGGACCGGCTCTGTCACCGCCGGTTTCGACCTGTCCCCGAGTGCCGACCGTTGAGAGGTCTGCCTGCTCCTCCGTCCGCTTCTTGGCGTTCTCCGGGCCTCTTGGCGATCTCGCGCTCTTCCCTCCCGCTCTGCTTCTGGGGACCTCTTTGTCTGCCCGAGGCCTGGGCTTATTTTTTCAATCTGCTCTGCTTGGGCTCTTAGTATCTCCCTCGCTCGATGGTTATATGATACCTTAAAAATAAGGCCTTACATCAGTAAATATACTTATTATTAAGGCCTTGTTTTTAAGACGTGAAAAATAGTATATAATATATCCAGGAGGTGAAGAAGATGCCACGATGGAGCAATGCAGACCGAACTCCTTTAGGGGCCTTGCGTTCGGATGCGGGGCTGACGCGACCGCAAGCTGCTGTGGCGCTAGGGGTCGCCCCGGATACGCTCAGGCGATATGAGCTTGGTCAAGCTGAATTGCCGTTGGGTATCGCAGAGGACCTGGCGAAACTTTACAAAGTCCCATTTGACGATATCCGCGTTGCTTGTGCCGCAGTCAGGAGGCCAAGGAAGAATCGGCCTCTTGAGGTCATACCCATGAAAGAGGGAATGAGCGACGAGTGATGCCCTATATCCAGGCACAAAAAAGCGGGGGATAGCTCTTCGTGAGCTATCCCCCGTCGATCCTATCTCCTTATTCCCACGCCCGCGAATACCCGCCCGATCTAAAGAGCTCCGCCAGGCCGGTGATCTGTTTCAGGCGCAGGACCTCATCCGCGTCCATGCCCAGCTCCTTCGCGATCTCCGCGTCCGTCCAGCCCAGGCCATGGAGCTCCGCCACGATGTCCGACATCCGCTCCACGCCGTGGACGCCCCGCGCCCGGTTGTGGCGGATGGTGGCGGCCATCCGGTCCCGCTTCCCGTCGCGCCCCGCCCGTATCTCCACGACGGGGATATAACCGAAGATACGCTCCCGCACGGCGGCGCTCTCCTTCGCGACGCGCGTCCTGTGGAAGCCGTCCACTACGCGCCAGAGGCTTTCCCCTTCGGGATTCGTCACCACGGGCTGGGTATACCCGTCCTCCTGGATAGAGAGTTCCAGGAGCCGCATCTCCGGCGGCGCAACGGAATTTGGGTTGTACTCGTTGCCCTCCACAGCCTCGCTCGATACCCAGAGCACGCAGTCCACAGGCTCGTCCCGGAAGGGGCTCACCTGGTGGAGCATCTTGCGGACGAGGTTAAGCCCTTCTATCTTCTCCTTCATGGGGAGGGCTTCTATCTGGGCGCAGAAGGCCTGTGCCATATCCATAATATCAGCGCCCGTAGACATCTAAATGGACCTCCATCGTCGTGCTATTGCCTCGTACCCCCGTCTCCCTAAATCCATGCTTCTCCATGATCGCACGCGATGATGGGGCAGCCGTGACGCATACCTTCCAGAGCTTATGTTCCCTGCAATATGCCAAATGTGCAGAGACCAACGCACGAGCAATCCCCTTTCCTCTACTATCTTCTCTGACGTAAAGGCTCGATAATAGAGCGCTAGATCTTGAAGGGCGGACCGCAACGAACCCTAACACCTTTCCATCTTCAACAGCCAATATCCAAACATACCGCTCATCATCGTACATCGAGGATATATCGCGCCGGACTTTCCGCGATGCGAAGAACGGCCCCATCAAGCTCCAAAATTCAGGTGACCGCTTCTCGTATATCACGATATCCATGACATCATCTCCTTAAAGGTCAGCGTATTTTGAGAATATACCTTCTCGCCATTCTGCCTTCTGTTTTACGCGCGCCTCTGCTCTTTTCTTAGCGCCGTTGAGATTACGGCAAAGATGATCGTTCTTCAGGATACAGATAGCCATCTCGCGCCATGGCGGCTCATCCATATCGAGTTTCGCAAAACGCTCAATATAATTCTTGCGCATATATTCCGGCAAGGAGGCTAACAGAAAAGCGACGTAGGACTCCCACGTATATCCTTCGGGTAAGGAGAGCCCGCGATACCCCATCGCATAGCTCTTCCCATAGAGGGCTGCAAAATTTGCTCCTGAAACGCGGCAAAGCAGTTTCGTCCATGTTTCAGGCTCTAGCACCTTGTAAAGATGAAGGCTCGCTGTAGCAGCTTCGTGGAACGGACTGGCTACCCGCATATCATGGATAGTCAAGCCAGCTAAATAAAACAGGTCGTAGACGCGATTATATGTGTATCCCTTCACTGCATGGGCGTGCCAGATATCTTCTGTCGTCCAGTCATAGAGCGGCGATGAGCTATAACTGTTCTCATGCTCTTGCGTGATCCATTTTTTACCCTTATAGTCGGAACGCTTGTTCACGATGCTCTGATATCGGCGCAAAGATTCGTCTGCTCTCATCCCCATGAGCGCTATTGTCCGTCCCCCTCCATGCGCATGACAATACCAGCGCGTGAACGCTTTCATATGGGCTTTATATTCCATTCGATAACGATAGAAGCTCCCCATAGGGTTGTTCTCTAGCGTATAAATATAAGGATGATCTGGGCGGGGACGAATCCACGCTTCAGGCTTGGTCTCGTCCCATGGATACCAGAACATCTCATATTGCCCTACAGCCGTTCGCGACGCTATGGGGATACACCACCAATAAGGCTCCATACTATCGGCGTACATCTCGAACATGTCCGTGACAAAATCCGTCGTACACTGATACTGCGCCTCCATGTCCTGATGGAATAGCCCTACGCGCCTCGTGATCCCATGTGTCCGCACGAAATCCATCACAAGGTGAAGGAGCAGCCCAGAATCCTTGCCCCCGCTGAAAGAGATAGTCACATTCTCGAACTCCGAAAAGATGAAGTCCATCCGCCGCTGGAATGCCTCGTAGACGTCGATGTTCAGGTACTTCTTGACGCTCATAGCTCCATCACCATCTTTCTCGCCCGGTCCCTTATCCCCTCCTCCTTGACCTTATCGATCTCTGCCTTAAAGTCCCGCAGGACGTCGGACTTGTTCGCGATGGCCTGAGCTATCCTGTTCTCGATGCCCGCATTGCTGGAGAGCGTGATATAGGTGACGGGGCGGCTCTGCCCGATACGGTGACAGCGGTCTTCCGCCTGGAGGCGTTCGGAATACTTAAATCCATCCGCATAGAAGATCACATATGAAGCCTCGTTCAAGGTCAGCCCATGCCCGCCGCAGGACTGCGTCGCTACGAGGAACCGCGCCGACGTGCGAAACTTCTCTAGCTCCGCCTCCCGTCCCCGCCTCAGGATCCCGCCGTGGAACTGCGCCACCGCATCCGCTCCAAATGCGGTATTCAGGCTCTTTACGATCTCCTCTACGCAATGCCGGTACTTCGCCCAGATGATGACCTTTTCGCTGGAGGGGATACGTCCGATCACGTCCATCATGCACTCGATACGTCGGTGTGGTAAGGTCTCCACCTGCATCGGCCATTCCTTGTCCCTGCGCCACCATTCGGGGCGATAGCGCCAGAAGCCGCACACGATGGACTGCAACGACGTAAAAAGATAAAAGAACGGGAGGGAGCTAAAGCTATCGCCGCCTTCGTCAGCCAGAGCGTCCGCGAAATCGCTCTTTGCCTGGGCATAGGCCCTTTCCTGCTCAGGAGTCAACTCAAAATAATAGCGGTCGTATAGCTTCTCCGGTAATGATAGACATTCGCCCTTCGTGACCTGAAAGACGTAGGGCTGCATCTTCTCCGCTAATCCCTGCGTGTCATGCGCCCGGATGAGCAGCCCCTTTCGGCGCTTGTCGTACTCCAGGTGATTGGCCTCGAAGGTATACCACGACCGATAGCCAAGGATCTTTGGCGAGAGAAAATACATCTGGCTGAACAGGTCAGGTACTCCCTGTGTCATGGGCGTCCCCGTCAAGATCATGCGATAGCGGCATTTCTCGCAGAAGACGATGAGCCGCCGCGTGCGCAGTGCTTCATGCCCTTTGATATAGCTGGATTCGTCCACGATGGCGAAAGAATCTTTCGTCGCCAGCCGCGCCGCCGTCAAGGCCACCCGCCTGCTCTGCGACACGCTTTCCAGCCCGATGACGTACCAGAGGGGGCCCTTCGGCACGGTACGCTCGTCCGTCTTATCCCCAAAAACGCAGACATCCTCCGGGGCACAATCCGTATGTTTTAAGATTTCGTGCCTTACGGTCTCCTTCAAAGACACGGGGCAGAACCAGAGCACCCGGTCCACCTTTCGCGCCCGCAGGCGGACCAGCTCTATAGCAGTCCTGCTCTTCCCCGTCCCCATCTCCATAAAGAGCGCTCCGACCCGCGATGGAAGGAGCTTCGCCACCGCCTCCACCTGATGCGGGAGCAATTCAGTCGTCGTCGCGAAGCTCCGCATCGATCTCTCCTATCCCCCGCCTGGCCGGTGGCTCAAGCTCGCGGGGCTGCACGTCCACGATGACGGTAGCCTTATACACGGCCTCCGCTTCGGCGGCCAAGCGCTGCGCCTCCTCCGAGATCTGGAATCCGTTAGCCTCGGCGAAGTCCAGCATCTCGTTATACATCTCCTTCGGTAAGGTCACGCCCCGAAGCGCCCGGTCCCATCTCGCGCCGGGCACGCGCTTAAGCGCGTCGTAGAGGCCGTTATCTTTCTCACTGGGCCAAGTCAAGATAAACCTTCGTCCCCCAGACAAGACCTTCACGTGCCGCATACAGACGGGCTCGTAGTCCCCGGACACGACACGCTCGACGAGCTCAGGGCGGGGGACGCGCACAACCAGCCCCAGCGCCAAAAGACCCACAGCCACCTCGACGATCAGGTCGTCCACCGTTTCATCCGTACACTTCTTCGCCCATATAGAGACGGTCCAGACGAATCCCATCTGCCGGAGCATCTGCGCCGCCCCCTCGTGGCGCTCCGGCGGCAATACGCCCACATGCCTTGGCTCATCCTTTGAGGCCCCTGTATCCCCGATCTCCCAGACCAGGGGACTGACCGGGGCAGATGGCCGTAGGAGACAGGCCGCTTCTGCCGCGATCTTCGCCTTCGTCTCCGTATCGCGTAGGGCGCTCCCTGTCACGATCATATCCATCACCACCCCGCATGTATGTTATTTTTTTGTACCATGGCGCAGTTTTGTAACGCTCTCATATCCGCGCCCCGAAGCGGAAGCCAGCCCCATAGAACGCCGGGTCCCAATACGGAGGGGCCCAGCCCAGCAGCTCTGTTGGAGCCTCGGTCTCGATGCCGCCATATCCCGCAGGGACGTTCCGTACCAGCTTCCCGTCCCGGATGAGGCAGTCCCGTTCCTGGATATCGGCGGGCTCGACGATCCACTCCCGCACGATACCGAACCCCGCCGCCGTCTTCTTCCCTACGTGCGTGACGTACTGGAGGAGCCGCCGGACCTCGGCGACGTCCCCCAGGCACCATGCTTCCAGCTTTCGGGCAAGAGTGACGGGGAACGGCGTCCGACGTTCCGCCCATCGCCCCGTCACGCCCTTCACGCCGAAGGACTCGGGATGCTTGCTCTTCGTCCTATGCCCGTCCGGCGCTCGCTTGTGCATATATTCCACGTCACAGTCCACCTCGTCGGGGAGGAAGAACGACGCACACCATAGCGGGCCGCCCGCCTCATCCGCCCACAGTATCTTGAGGGGCAGGGGCATGAAGGCGATATCCTCCCTCTCCTGAAAGGGTATCCTCTCCCCGGCCTCATTCTGCGCCTCCTGGACCACGGCCCAGGCCAGGAGCCCATCTAGCGTCACCGGCTCGGTAGCGATGAAGCGGTCCTCCAAGACAGCCTCTACCTTCATCCCCTGAGGAACGATGCCCCGATATCTCTCCTCATAAGGCTTCAGCAGGTCGGGAGTATACATTCCCCTCACCTCACACGCACAGCGCCTTATCCCCGATCGCTAGGGTGCCCGTCACGAGCCCCTGCCGCAGCTCCTCCTTATGCTCCTCCAGATAGTCCTCATAAAGGGCGAGCAGGGCGTCCTCTCCCTCCATCCCCCGCGTCAGATCCATATCCATCAGCCCGCCGCCAGTGCTGGAATGCCCCCCGACGTGAGGCATGGCCTGGAAGGTCCTCAGCGCCGCGAATAGCGCCCCCTTCGTGATATCCTGGGTGAACGGGGCCAGTGTCAGGCGCACGAAGATCTCCGACCCGATCGCCAGGGATTCCGCGTTCGCCATGGACTGCCCCACGCCGCGCGATGTCTTCGTCCTGATCTTCATCTCGCTGTCCACCATCTGGAAGGAGCTGATACGGAGGTTGCTTCGCCCCGCCGCGCTGGTATGTTCCAGGATGGAAGCATTCTCCCTGCATACCAGCCACGAATTCACCGAAAGGCAGGAGCGCCCCAGGATGACGGAGTTTATCACCCCGCCCAGCAGGTCCACGAGCGGATACTTCCGCCGGATGGCGTTCGCCATAGCCTCAGGCGCGTTCGGCTGCTTCCCGCCGCTCTCGATGTTCCCGCCATTCACGAACAGTGCCTCCACCCCGATGGGCAGGTCCCCATCGCCCGGATGCATCGCGTCGATCCCTAGCGCCGCGCAAAGGTGTTCCCATCCCGGCGTGCGGATGACACGATTGCGGATGGTGTTGGGGGAGACCGTCGGGACCTCGACCACAGAGCTCTCGGCTTCCTTGCGCTGGATATCCGCCGGATCATCCAGCATAGACAAGAGGTCCAGCGTCTCGGTCAATCCCTCGCTCGCACCGCCCTCTTTAAGCTCCTCGTCACGCCTGGCGTCCCGTAGCGCGTTATTCCAGAGGCGGGCCTTGAAGATCGCTACGGCCCCGATCTCGACCAAGATAGATAGCGCCAGGGCTTGGAGCTTTCGAGACAGGGAGAAGATATCGGCCAGCATCGCATCGTAGGCCCCCGGCTGGATGTCTACGTCCATCGCGTCCAGGAGCCCGCCCCAGAACGTAGAGAGCGAGCCCGCCTTCATAGATACGGCCTTCACGCGCCCTTCCAGCATGGAGTACCGGTCCGCATCGACGAAGAGCCCCTTCCCGCTGTAGATCTCGATAAAGAGCCGGATGAGGATCACGGAGACTACTTCCGCCGTCGAGGACTGGGAGAATAGCTTTTTCAGCCCCGGCGTGACGGGGTGGGCCTCAGCGATAGCCTTCAGTAGCCGCTCATCGTCCCCGTTCCCGGAGAATACAGGCGCAAGCGGAAGGATCTGCTTCTGGCGGTTGAACGTGGTGATATTCGTGTCCCGCGTCACAGCGGGGTCCCCGTGGATGATGGGGCTCTGGGCGGTCAGGATCATCTCGATGACGTTCGGCTTCGCCTCAAATCTCATGATAGCGCTTCCTCCTTCGCTTTCTGTGCGATAAGTTGAACGAATGGGGCGTGCTTCTTCGTGCGTATGATGGACATCTTCATCTCGGCCTCGATAATATCTTCCGCCGTCCAACCCTCGGGCGGCAAGCCCTTCAGCAGGGAGCTAAACAGCATCCCCTTCGCCAGCCCCGCCGTCATTAGGCTTTCGACATACGCAAGGTCCTTAAGCATCTCGCCCCAGTCGATATAGATGGTCGTGTTAAGGTCCAGCTCGTTGTCGCTCAGCGTCACTGGCGTGTTCTCGCCGATGAAGCCGCTTTTCGCTATCGGCCAGACGCGTTTCTTTGTATTGGTGGAGAGGATTATTACGCAGGGGGCACCGATCCTCACCGCCTTAACTAGGTCCGTCCAGCAGGGCCTATCGAACTTCTCCGCGCTGTCCCTGGCGATGACAGGGAGCCCCCCTACCCCGTCGATGACGCACATAGCCTTGCTCCCCGTATTGCAGAGCTTGGGATTTTGCGCCTTGAACAGCGAGGCGCAATAAACGCACACAGGGCAGTCCGCGCCGTGGAAGACCTCTAGGAAGACGGCGTTGCTATTGCTGCATAGGTCCTGGCCGCGATAGAACGGCCCCTCTTCCCCGCCGCACATCCCGCATCGCCCGCCATGCTCGATGGGCTTCAGCTTCTCCTCCGGCCTCGGGATGTCCAGCGCCTCGCAGAGCATCTTCGTGAAACTCATACCGACCCTCCGTTTCTTATTGGTATCCTCGCAGTATGATCTTATTATATTTTTGGGGGCCCGGTGTGGAGGGGCGCAAGGGCGCAAAAAAGAGGCGGCGGGGGCTATCCCCCGTCGCCTCTCTCTTTTCTCGCTTTCCCCCTGGCGATGGCCTCCTTCAGCTCCGCCTCCAGGGGATCCTCCTTCACCCGCTTCGAGCCCGGCCTGGGACCGGGCGGCGCGGGCATGTACTCTTGGAGCGCCTTGCGCGGGATGATCCACTGGCTCCCCATCTTTCGCGCGCCGGGAAGCCTGCCCTGGCGGCAGAGGAGGGCGATGTGCATCCGATCGTATCCGGATATCTCCACTGCCTCCGCCACCGAGACGAAATCCTCGACGTCCATCCCGCTCACCGTCCCCGCGTGCCTAGCCAGGCCGCTAGGGCGGCCCCCCAAGCCCCCAGGGCGACGCCGAACAGCACGAAGGAGAGCGCCTCCCTGTCCCAGTCATAGAGCGGCGTGGAAGCTGCCAACAACGCCGGGGCCAACACTAAAAAAGCCTTCTGGAACTTTCCCATCCTAACGGTGGACGTGGTAAAATTTGGAAGTAGGGGGGAGATCCGACCTCCCCCCTCGGTCTTAGCGCTTGCGCCTGTTTCGGCGCTTGCGCCGCCTGCCCCGTTTGGGGCGCTTCCGTTTCCGCTCATCCGGGGCCTTGGGCCTTTTTCGGTAGGCCTGGTAGCTGAAGTAGAGTGCTAGGCTTGCTATCAGGGTCTAGAGGAGCCCGTTCAGGTCTCGGATGAGCTGCCTTGTTTCCTCGTCCACCGTCCTCACCTCCTTTCTTGATGGTTTAATCATACTTCATTATAAATATAATTACTATAGGTATTTATACCTAAATAACGGAAGATGGACGGCTTGTATAGTAGCTTTCAAGTACAAAAAAAACGGGGCCCCGAAGGGCCCCGCGTAGGAAGGTGACAGGCTTACAAAATGCAAGCGATAACTACTTCTTTTCTTTCGCATCCGGCTGCGTCCCCAGGATATCCGTCGAGCCCTGCGTCTTTCCAGTCTCGCCCGCCTTCGTCCCAGCGCGGGCGTGCATGATCTGGTGGGCGATGTTCACGGCGGTATCGAGCAGCACGCCGCCGCCGTACCCCGCGATCCCGGCGATAGCAAACTGGAGATCCACGCTCAGGCCCATCCACCGGACTAGGAAATGGGCCTCCATCCCTGCGAAGGCGGAGACGGCGATACTGGCGGCTAGCTCCAACGCGCGGAAGCCCCCGCTCCGATGATGACGGATGTAATTGATCCCGCCTCCAAGCCCCGCGATACTGAGGACCTGGAGGAAGGTCCGCGTTTCCTCTTGCATTTGGATCACCTCTCCCCTCTGCATGGCGCTACCCCCTTACGGCGAACCGCTGCTTGCGCGCCGGCCCCACGTCGATGTGTACGAACGTGGGATACCTCAAGCAATATTCCAGCCCCGGCAGCTTCCCCTCGTCGTAAAGCCGCTTAATGGTCTCATAGAGCTTCTTCGGCCCCACCGCGCAGCTCAAGTCCACCGCCTTGCCCTTCGTGTGCTGGCTGTCCTTCGCCGCTCCCTTCACCTTCGCGTTGTACTTCACGCACCGCCTCCCGCTGTTGACCATCACGGGCATGTTCAGCTCCGTCCGTATGGTCTCGCACATTTTCACGATGTCCGGGTCCATGTCAAACTCCCCGCATCCGCACTTGCAGGCAAATTCGCTCTTCGCGAAGTGCGGCGTGAGCTGCTCGTCCGCCGGGGGCGTCTCGTTCTTCAGGACGTATTCCTTATACAGCTCTTCGATGCGCTCGTCCACGCTCAGTCCCTGCTTTTCCGCCACGGCGCTCACCGCCGACACCGGCGCGTCCAGCGCCGCCGCCAGTTTTTCAACGTTGTCCTCGTTCAGCGTCGCGCCGCTCCAGTCGTGCCCCAGCAGGCGGTTCAGTGCGTCGCATACGAAGTCCACCAGCCACCCGATGGCATACCCTTCAATCCACTCCGGGACCCACGGCAGGTCGATGATGTCGTTCAGCATTCTCACGACGACCTCCCGTTTCTCCGCGCCGCTTTTGCCCTTCAGCTCGCGTTCGACCCAGAGCACCTTCTCCACGACCCATTTCTTGATCTCCTTCAATTTCTCCCACATGATCATCACTCCTTGAACCATTTGAAATCGGACGCCGTACCCGCGTAGAACGGATACGCCGCCAGATGCACCACGAAGGCCCCGGCCATCCAGGGCCAGCCACCACCACACAGCGCCCCAGCTACGAAGCCCTCCGTCGCGAACCCCGACACCGCAACGACCCGCTGCTTCCATCTCTCCATCTGGGGCATGTTCCAAATATATCGCGGGACATAGAACCGCCCGAAACTAAAGCGGAATCTTAAAACTTTACCGAAGTAAAGCGCCGCCAAATAATGTCCCAACTCATGGACCACACCACAAAAAAACGCACACACCAAAACCAGCATCATAGCGGGATAGAAACAAAAAACAAAAGATACCCTGAACGCGGGGCCAACGCTGGAACATTATAATCGCGCTGATACATCGTGATTGTTGCACCATTTATGTATATATGTACCATAACGGTGAGCGGGATCCCTTCGCCCACATAACAATCAAAAAGGGCGGGAAACCCTATACTCCCCCAATTTGAGGCAAAAAACCCCTCAGGCAACGTATCGATGGTGTATGGTTGCCACATTGGAAACTCTCTTGAAATTTCGATGTATGAGCTGATATATACTATATTTCTTATGCGTCGAACTCTGAGCCCGCTTGGAAGCGTGACCCATCCCGAATCATCATCCGCCGTATAGGTCTTTACGACCCGCCAGTCCCCGTCCACATCGTGTTTCCAAAACTTTATATTCTCGTTTGTGAAGCTGACCTGTACCTTATCATGCGCAAACGGAAGATCGATGACCTTGAGATGGATCCCATCCTCCGCCGCATATATCGAGCCTTTATTCCCGTCGCTCTCCGGAATATTTGAGACTATCCGCGCTATTTGCTGCATCCCGTCGGTATCGACGGCCCGCTCTTCTACTTTCATCCTTTATCCCCCTCACTCTATCTACCGCAATTCGACCCTCATCGGCGTGAGCACGTATGCGTCGCCCCATTCCGTCGCGCTGGACGTATACAGCACCCAGCCATGGCTCCACCGTCCTTCAGGGCATATCACACGCAGGGTATGTTCTGCCCTCGCCCCATCTACGGATAGTTTCCCCTCATATCGAATATCGATATTTCCCGGGAAAGGGTGCTCCGTAGACGCTACGTCGGCCCCTAATCCGCCCGCCGTCTGCATGTACGTCCCCCGCGTCAATGGCTCATAAACACAATATGACACTAACGGATCAATTGCCCCCGTAATCACGTTAAATATCATTAAACGCGGGGGAATAAGCCATTCTCCCAGCGTGACACATATCAACCCGCTCGTTCTTACCCATCCCTTGCTGCTCCAGGTCAGGTAAAAAGATCTCCAAGTAGCAGGAAGGTCAGTTTCTCCCCCCCCCCCTGACCATTCATGACTAATTGGTAAGAAATTGAGCCCATTCGCCTCACCGCTCAGCCCGCCGTCAGGCTTTGGAGCGTCACCGAACATCTGGCTGAATGCGTATGGGAGAGACATTCCGCGCTGCTCTAACTGCATCTTTCGCACCTCCAAAATATCAAACACAGGAGGCGTAAGGCCTCCTGACTAGACCGGGAAAGAGATAGCCCCAATGACATTCGTCCCAGCTGGTATAGCGGTATAGGACCACATCTTTATTCCTCCGTCTGGCTCAACAAAGAATTGAGCACATCTGGCTGGCATATCGGGATGCTCGACGCTAATGACGCTCTCCATACGCATGGGGGGGCGGCATCCTTCGGGTAAAGTCGCGAATACATGGACCGTTGCCCCCGGGATTACCGTGAATGTAGGCGTAACGAACACCCGCACATACACGACCCCATCCCGCCTGCGATACCATACGTTCCCCGTCGTAAGCTCTACCCATCCCGTATCCTCGTGGGGTATATATACCGCGCGTGAGATCCACCCTTCACCCTCATCCTTAAACAACTCTAAATGAGTATCGAATAAATTAATGGCCACGCGCCCCTTGTCGTCAAAGTCGCCGCGAATCTGCATATACCTAGAAGGACCTGCTGCTCCTGCGATACTTGCCCCGCCGGGAAAGGGGGGGAGCTCGCTATTCCCGTTCTTTACCGACGCCGCTACATCTTCCACCATCTGGGCTAGAGTAGTGTTACTCCCCCCCCCCCCGTAACACTGCCTCAGTATCGATGCCCCTTGGATCCAGCTTCATTTTTTATGCCCCTTTCGTCTTGTAGACCAAAACAAACACATCCCCCTCGACCAGGGCGTTCTGCTCCAAGCCCAGGCCGTTCCAGGATAGAGTGTTTCCCGAGACCGCATAATCCACGCCGGGCCGATGGACCAGGCCCAGCACCGAAACGAGCACCGCGCCGTCCGGCGTGGACGGTAGCGTGAAGGACTTTGCCGTGACCTCGGCGGCAGTGAGTGCGTGCGATGTGATCACGACGTCCTTCGGGCGTTGCGCCAGATCGGCCTGGATAGCGGAGATGGAATCGGATACATCGGTCATGTCCTCATCGGCTGCGGTCAATGCGCCCCGAAGGCGCTCCACATCGTCCTCTAGGTAGTTATCCGCGTGGGGCAGGTCCCAGCCCCGCGCGGTCTTGTCGTCACGCATCTTCGCTCACTTCTCCTTTCTCCTCCCAGGAGATCGCCTCCAGATCCTTCGGCGTGGAGGCCGCCGCTGCGCGGGCCGCCAGTTCTGCCTCGCGGTCGAAGCATGCCTGGACGTGCGCCCGCACCGCCATCGCCGCCCCCAGGATCGTCTGCGCGTCCAGGTCCACGAACCCTTCCCCCGCCTTCCAGCGGCAGGTATACTCCGGATCTATCATCGCCTGGAGGGCCGCGCCCGTGATCATGCCCTGGCTCTCCCGGTCCGTGCGGATGGTCATACCCCCCACGCTCACGCCGCCCGTCTCCGCCGCCCAGCGCGAGGCCGCCAGCTCGTCCAGCTTCGCCTCCCGAAGCTCCTCCATCGTCGGGATGCGGGCCTTCCACTCCTCGGCCTCCCGCGCCCAGCGCTCCCGGTCGCCGGGGTCCGCCCCCTCCTCGCAGGGGATCGCCATCTCCCCCTCGCGCAGGCGGGCCGTCTTCCGGTCCGCGTCCACGCGCATCAGGGGCCCCCATTCCTCGTGCCACAGGATATAGCTCATCTCGCACCTCCTACAGCGCCGGCGGGACCCAGAGGTCCGCCACCCAGCTCCCGTGCGTGGACAGGGACAGCGGCACGGACGGGTGGATGATGATGCTCGGCATATAATTTCCGCTGTTCTCTTGGACCGCCCACGACGCTGACGCGACCGCGCCCACGCTGGCCGTGAACACAGCCACCCCGTTGCCGTTCTTCACGTTCATGTTCACGGACGAGCCCCGCCCCCCGACCCAGATGAAGAGCACGCCCTCGGCCTCGCGGAGGCTCGGCGCGATCTGACCGCCGGCGTTTTCCAGGTCCTGGACGATGTGCTCCTGCCGCGTCCAGCCCATGGAGATCAAGACCGCCACCAGTTCTTTGTTTTGGCCGTAGCGCTGCGCGCCATGTATCACTTGGAAGTTCGACGCGCACCAGGTATCCCGGAACATCACGTCGAGCCCCAGGCCCTCGGCCATCCAGGTATTCGTGCCATTCACGCCCCAGATCCGCGCGGCGAGGCCGTGGTGGTCCCAGAAGATGCCCTCCATCGCGGGACGATGGGACGCGAGCTGGACGTAGAGCGTGCCGGGGGCGTTGGCCGCGTTCGCGCCGAGCCCCGCTATGAGCGCGCCCTGCGCGGCCTTCCCGGAGAACAGGGCCGCCGTCGCCGCCCGCGATCCCCCCACGGCGGCCAGCGCCGCCCCGTCCCCCAGGAGGCGGGCCGTCATCTTCGCGCTCCCGCCGATCTCCTCCAGGGCCTCCCGCGCCTCGGGGAGGCCCGCCATCGTCCCGTCCACCTCCGCCCCGGACGGGCGCGCCCGCAGGAGCCAGTTCATGACCCGCCGCCCACGGGCCGTCACGGGCGTGGGGACCAGGAGGGTGAACCCGAAGGTCTGCGCGGGCAGCGATATCTGCGCGTCCGTGTCGTTGTAGAACGTTATCGTCACGCTGGTCCCGTCCACCGCGTGGGTCCAGTGGAGCGGCAGCCCCGCCGGCGGCGTCACGCCCAGCAGCCGCCAGCCCTCCGCGCCGATGACGTATGACCTATTGGCCGTAAGATGTGCGGATATGGATGTCGTGCTCGTCGAGGTGGGGCCCAGCCATACGGTGTCCACCAGCAGGTCCTCGGCCATCGCCACGGCCTCCTCCGGGGCCGGGGCCTGGAGGAGCCAGCGGCCCGCCCCCGTCTGGGGGAGGATCGATGTCTCCCCGTCCGGGGGCTCCACCGACGCCCGGTCCAGCCGGAAGATGCCCAGGCCCTTCACGCTGGCCCAGAGGCCGATGCCGTCCGGGATGCGGGCCGATGCCGTCCGGGCCGCCGCGCCCAGGTCCACCTCCGCGATGACGCGGGCCTCGGCCACGAACCGGTTGCTGGCCGACAGCCCCGCCGGGAGCGCCGCCTGCTGCGCCTGCGTCAGGTGGCGGTAGGTGCCGGTGTCGATCTCATGCAGGTCGTCGTGGAGCAGCGTGTCGAAGCTGAACTGGACCGACGCGCCCAGGGTCTCGAAGCGCTGGGACACCGACGCCTCGTTCGCCTTGTCGCGGTCCAGGGCGTCCAGCTCCGTGCGGTGCTGGTCCAGGGTGGCGTCCGTCGCCTCCTCGTACCGCGCCAGCTCCCTGTCCGTGGCGGCGGCGAAGGTATCAGCCGCCGTCAGCTCCGTGTCGATGCTGGACAGGGCCGCGCGCAGGCGCTCGTTGTCCGTGGCGATCTTGTTACGCCGGTGCGGCAGGGGCCAGCCCCGCGCGGTCCGGTCGTCCACCAGGGGCGCGGGGGCCGGGTCCATCCCCGGCGTCGCGGTCACATCGGCCATCCTCCATCATCTCCTTCCATCGGGCGCACGTCACGCGGGCAGGACGACGGCGCTGATGTCCGTCACCATCGGCCTCGCGCCGGGGCCGCCCGTCAGCTCGATCTTCAGCCTCGTCTGCGCCAGATCGCACGGGACGAAGCGCACGTCCCGATACCACCCGTCGCCGATGGGCTCCGACGTGGAGGCCGCCGCCTCGGTCCAGACGCCGGAGGCCGTCTCCACGTACACCTTCACGGTCGCCCCCACGGGGGCGTAGTCGGAAGTGGTGACCATCACCCGCTTTCCCGCGCCGCATTTGAACGCGCGGCTCACGTAGTCCCCGAAGGTCCCGACCTTGCCCAGCATCACCTGGGGATCGCGCCCCAGGATGGGGGAATACTTCGCGTCGCCGAAGAGCTCCGCCTCCAGCGTGTGGGCCCCGTCCAGGGGCTCGGCGAAGCTCATCCCCTGCCAGGCCTGCATCCGGGCCACCTCCGCGCCCTCCTTCCGGAGGACGAAGGTCACGCCCGTGGCGGCGCTGGTGGTCTCCACCTCCGCCATCGCCAGGATGTCCGTCATCCCGGTCAGGTCCAGCGTCCCCAGCTCCACGGCCTGGCGATGCTCGTGGAAATCCGCCCCCAGCAGCCGGAAGGCCAGGTCCGCGCTCTGGTGCGCCGTCCAGGTGTTCGCGTTGGAGCTGGAGAGCAGCACCCCCGTCTGGTACGCCTGGGACCGCACCCAGCCCGTCTCCGTGTCGTAGTCGCCCAGTTCCGTGATGCCCACCTCGTGATCGGACGTATCCGAGAGGAGCGTGATCGCGTACATCGTCCCCGCCGTGAGGAGCGCTGGCGTCTCGAATATCGCGCGGTTCCAGGTCCCCGCGTTCAGGTCCGCCGGGTCCAGCACGCACTGGGCCACCACGTCCTGGGTCGGGAAGCCGAGGTCCGTCTCGCGGATCTCCACGCGCAGGCGGGAGACGCCGTTCTGACACAGCCAGAAATCCACCCCCGCCACGTGGCGGTCCTCGTTCAGCATGAAGGTCTGGGCCAGGGGATCGACGGGGGTGGCCCGGAAGACGGAATACCGGAGGCGCGTCACGGCGGTCGAGATGTTGCGGATGCCGACGAAGATCGCGTCCCCTTGGGAGTGGGGGCCCTCGACGTGGACCAGGCGGGATCCCGTGGGGACGCCCGCCGGTATCGTGAAGGTGCAGGTCCACTTCCCCCCCGCGTCCGCGTGGTCCTCCCCGATGTAGGGGATCTGGAGCCCGTCGAAGGTCAGCGCGATGGGGCCCTCGCCGGGGCCGAAGCCCGCCGCGCTCAGGGCCACGTCGATCTGGCGCAGCGTCCCCTCCGCGTCCTCGGTCAGGACGGTCCCCTGCCCAACGGTGACCAGCCCCAGGGTCCAGCCGCTGTTCGCTTTCCGCAACGCCGCCGCCCTGGCTTGGAGCGCGTCCAGCTCGGCGGCGTTGATGATCTCCCTGGCGCGGGCCGTGTCCGTCCAGCGGTCGACCGCAGGGGTCAGCCCCACCTGGACGGGCATGGGGTCGAAGGCCAGGTAGGGGTTCACCTTCATGCACTTGGTGTGCTGCTCCTGGACGATGAGGGGGACCGGGGAGGCCGCCAGGGCCAGGTCGCGCCCCGTCTCCAGCGTCTGGAAGGCTATCTCCATGGGGAGCTGGAGCGCCTGGCCCGCGATCATCGCCGTCTGGGGCGTGCCGGCGTCGCGCATGTCGTCGTCGAAGAGCGGGTCCACGAAGACGTTGTCGGCGCTGGTCGGGGCCGAGAAGGATGCGTCCATCTGCATCTTCAGGCTGGCCACGTTCCGGTACAGGGCGCGGATGCCCTCCTGCATCTCGTTCAGGTCGTCCATGCGCACGGCCTGCACCGCCACGTTCGACACCTTCGGCAGCCCCACCCAGCCCTGCTCCACCTCCGCCAGGCAGAGCGCGTCTGATGGCGTCGCGGGCAGGACCGGCGCGTATCGGTGCGGGACGCCCTTCACCAGCGCCACCGTCGAATCCTTGTATATCACGATCTTGTCCCGGCGCGGCATTCGGTAGGTGTAATCCAGCTCCACCAGCGAGCCCTCCACCAGGCCCGAGAGCGTCAGGCTCGTGGCGTCTGATGCGTCCGGCGTCACGTTGGTCCGGTAGTGGTAGACCACCGTGTACCGGCTGCCCGGCGCGGGCTCCGCGCCCATGAGGGACCAGTCCACCCGGTTGGCGTTTCGCTGGAAGTCCGTGCCGTCGGTGTACGTCGTGCCGCCCTGGACCACCGAGACGATCTTGATCACGCTGGTATCGGGCAGGTCGTCGCTGCATCCGGTGTAGCTCCCATGCGTCAGCTCCACGGTGCGCTCCTTCGTCACGCGCACGCTGGCGATGGCCTCGATGGGCGTCTGATGCACGGGGATGACGGCCTGGCCCCCGGTGCTGTCGTACTGGTGCGCCTCGCTCTGCACCTGATACAGGTCCGCGTCCTCCTCCACCACCAGGCGCACCGCGTGGGACAGCCGCGCCTCGTAGCCCCGCACGTGGGCCAGCCCCTCGCTGATGGAATACGTCTGTTTCACGCCGTCGTCGGCGCTGTCCGCGTTGGGCAGGGCCGTCACCCGCAGGCCCTCGACCACGTAGTGGCTGTTGCTGTCCCGGTCGTACCGCGCCAGGGCGTCCAGCCATTCCGGCGTGTTCTCGCCGTAGTACTGGTTGGACACCTGCCAGTTCGTGATGCGATAAATCGCGTAGAAGGGGGCGGTCAGGCCCTCGCCGTCCAGGCCCCACTCCGCCGTGACCACGATGCGGTAGGCCCCCGGCTTCCGGTACTCGCCCATGCCCACCGCCGGGCTGAGGAAGCTGCCGTCCTCCTTCTCCGTGATGACGCGGGCCTTGAGCCAGATTCCCACCCGCGCGTCCCCGCCGGGGATGTTCAGGCGGGCGGCCTCCACCCCGCGGATCTTCCCGTCCAGGGCCACCTTCCCCGCGCCCAGGTCCGCCACGCCCGCGTCGGGGTCGATGGCGATGTCGCAGCCCTCGATGACCGTGCCGTCCGCGTACAGCGTCCGCCCCAGCGCGCTGATCTTCTCGTCCAGGACGTGCTGGATCTCGTTGATCTCCGCGCCCTGGAAGGCCCGGCCGCTGATGATGGCCAGGAAGTCCCACAGGTCCTCCTTCGCCCAGCGGTCGTAGAAATCCGGATGTCCCACCAGGCTCTTCAGCTCCTCCGAGGTCATGCTCCCGCCTCCCTCCTATATCGTGATGACTTCTTCATACGTCCCCTTTTTCTGGGGAGTGAATGTATCTGGCGTATCCGGGTGCTCCAGGGTGATGAGCGTCCCCGCGTCGTCCAGCTCCTCGGGCGTGAAGTACGTCTGGTGCTCCGGGAGCCCCGCCTTCGGGACCGTCCCGGCGAAGAGCCCCATCTCGCGGATCGCCCCGCCCACGCCCTCGCCGTAATCGAACATGAACTGCACGTAGATGTGGCGCGTGGGCGTCAGCGAGGTGGTGAAGCGCCGGTCGCCGGGCAGGATCAGCTCCCCCGCGTCGTCCTCCGTGACGTAGAACTTCCGGAAGACGGCCTTGCGTCCGATCTCCCGCACCAGGGCCGTGGCCCCGTAGTCCACCGCCGGGGCCGTCTCGCCCCAGCCCTCGCCCCCCAGGCCCAGGGCCATGTGCAGGGGCATCTCGAAGAGCTGCCGCGCCAGCTCCACCCGCGCGGCCAGTGTCATTATCGCCATCTCGTCGGCCTCCTCATATCCGATGCGTCCGCGTCACGCGCCCCCGCCGGGGGCATCCCCGCCCCCGCGCCGGTCGCTCCAGGTCACGGATCCCCATGATGCCCCCCGCCACGTCCCCTCGATGCCCACCCGACACGAGAAGTCCGTGGCCGTGGCCGTCTCCAGGGTCGTCTCGTCCCAGGTCCAGCCGTGGTCCCAGTCATGCTGCTCGCTCCACCACGGCGCGGGCGGCCCCGCCGCGCCCCAGTCCAGCGCCGCGAAGAAGGTCCGCCCCAGGCCGGCGGCGATGAGCTCCGAGCGCGCGGCGGGCAGCGCGTCCTCCCATCGGACGCAGTCCCAGACCGCCCCCCGGTCGCAGACCGCGCCGGTGGCGCGCCAGATCGTGGCGGCCAGCTCCAGCAGCGGGTCCAGCTCCCCCACGCCCAGGACCGGGGACAGCGAGCCGAACTCGTACTCCTGCGCCCGCCCGTGGTCCCATGTGTCCCAGTCCCAGATGCAGACGTGATCGTCAGGCATCAGGTCCGGAGGCAGGATCAGTAAGTTCAAAAGCTCTGCGTGAAAAGGTTTAGCGCGCTCGATCCAGGCTGCTAGTTTTTCCTGGATATCATCTACTGTCCATAGATACCCTTGTTCCTCGACATATTCCTTCCCGACATGGACCTCCACCCCAAAATAATGCGTACGGATATTGCGCCAGAGCCCATCTGTAGCGTTGTAATACGGGGCCCCTTCAGGCTTTTCTGTTACATATCCGCCACCCGCATCGCGAAAATAGGTGTAGATAGCATAATGATCCGCACCAACGCTCTCTAGCGCCAAGACGAGGCTCCGCTCTGTCCCCTTCAGTTTTAAGAGGTAAGGCCAATTTCGTATCTGTTTTCGCCAAAACGACGGGGACTCTCCGACGAGCGGGCAGTTGAGCATCGAGGCAAGATAAGGGAGCTTATCGTCAGGACAACGGTCCACATCGATCAGCTCTGGTACGCCACGGATCTTCTTTTCGATCTCATCTATCTCCGGATCAAGAGCTCTTAAGAACCCTTCGAGCCGATTTTTGTCGCTGTAGTAGAGCGCAGGGACTATATCAGATATTCTTCCCATCAGAGCCCGCCCCCTCGTGTTCCACCTCCAACGCGACCGTCCCAAGGATCAATAATTCGTCTTTCTCCGCCTCGACCGTGGCAGTCGGCGTCGTCAGCTCCACGTGGAGGACCCCTGTAGCCCTGTCTATCGCCGCATAAAGATCGGATATCCGCAGAGGTTCGCCCATCTCTCTAACGTCCAGGTCGAAAAGGGCAGAGACGGCAGCCTCGATATCAGCCAATGCTTCAGACGCTTTCACTCCATTGGCTATGCGCACTGTCCCCCTGATGTCTACCTCCCGCCATCGCCCGTCCTCGATCTCTATCCAATCCGTCAGCATCTTATACTTGTCGATATAGGCCCGAAGCGCATCTTTCAAGGCCTGTGGAGGCGCGGCGACATTCCCTTTACCGTTCCCGTATGCGAGGACGTAGTAGCGGATCACATTGGCCTCGCCTGTCCTCTCTCGAACGAAGGCCCTTGCCTTCGCAAACGCCCCCGCTTCGGGATCACGGAACGCCATAGCAAACGCCTCGTAATCCCCCTGTGTCACGCAGCGAGCCTGCGCCTCGAAAAAACGGGGGGCCCATCGCTTTATGCTGGCAGCGCTCTCTGGATCCTTCCCCCCTGCCGCCCATCCTGGATTCGTCACAGTAACGGGGACGCGCTCCCCATTGCTATCCGTGGCGATATCGCGCATGATCGTGATAGTGTCAGGGGCTACGTTTCCAGCGATCCCGCCGCCGACACGATATCTTGCCGTTATCTTGTCGTCCCTGCGCGGGATGCGCCCGTTCTGCCCATCCCCAAATATCAAACGTACACGCCCCCAGGCGTCGAGGTCAGCCATGAACACCATATCCTTCGGGAGTGCATCGGCGATACTATCTACCAGCCCCCATACATGCCCCCCCACGTCAAGCTCCACCAACTCGATAATGCCTGCGCGCGGAAGGTAGAACTCCTGATCTGGCTCTCCATCAGAGACCCCTACGACATCCTCAAATGTCTCTCCCTCTACAGCACCGACTGAGACTGAACGCTCCCCGGCAGAGATGACCGCTACCTCACGTGTCTCGAATACTATGCCGTCCGATGTCTCGATACGCGTCTTAGCAGGGATCGTGACATCGTATCCATGAGGCTCTTCTACCGCGAAGGTAATATCTACAGACGCCGGTTGCGCAGCAGAAACTTTGTACCCGACGAGTTTCGCTATGTTTATCATGTTTTGGCGTTCTGTCGCTGTGGGAAGATAGGTCTCGTTCGCTTGGTGGTCAAGATAGAATAGCAATAGATCCACTACGTAGGCAAATGCCTCTAGCAGCATGACCCCAGAGCTATCCGCTTCAAACTCCTCCCACCGAGACTCGCCATAAGTCTCCTTTATGCGAGCGATACAATCGCTCACGATCCCCGCATGGTCTTTATCTACATATTGAAAACGGGTCAATCCTGCCATAAGCTGATACCTCCGCTCCGGCTGATCTCGATAGCTAAGGGGCGTGCGTCTCCATGCGGCTTTAACCAATAGCGCATATCAGCGATGACACGAAACTCGGATGGGTATGGGGTCACCATCGTCCTCTGTTGGTCCAGGACGACGCGCGGTTCCCACATCTTGATCGCATCGATGAGCTCAAAGCGGATAAGGGCACAGGTCACATGGTCGAGCGGATCATAGATGTAGTCCATTATCCGCGACCCAAAAAGGGGGAGCATCACGCGCTCCCCCTTCCTAGTCCCCAATATCTGCAAGATGTTCCCCTCGATCAAAGCGATATCAGTGCCATCCTTAAATAGCCCACGCTCGCCGATACGGAAAGGATAGCTAGGACCGATCCACATCGTCGTATCTCCCAGCGCTTCCCTCATCGCGCTCTTGCCGAATATGCGGCGCGCGGAGCAGAAGCTCTTCCCCTGCGTCTATAGCGATCTTCTTTGGCCCACAGATAGAGATATTCCCTTCCTTGTCCATGTGGATGATCGCCCCTTTCGTCCCATGCTCTATCGTCACGCTCTCCTTACCTGGGAGATCGCAGAGCGTTATGGAGTGTCCTGCGGTGGTCTTAAAGACCTTATAGCGGTAGACCTGTTTTGATACGACCTTCTCATCACCCGGCACAGGATCCTTGGGGCCTATCGCCTCGATAGGCGTCTCATCTTCCGCGAGCCAAGTCCCTGTCCATACGGGGTAAGTCGTATCCGGCCGCCCGTCTTTCCAGAGGAACTCTACCCATACGCCCGACCCGATATCTGGGATAGCAAAGAGCCCCGTTTGCGGCATCCCGCCATACGGAAGACAGGGCCAAGCCCAAGGCAGCTTCTCCAATGGCTGTGCTCCATATGCAGCCTGGATGCGCACCTTCAATCGCCCTAGTTTTATGGGGTCATCATTATCTTCGACGATGGCGCGGTGCTTCCCCGCCAACTCGAGCCCGTTACTGGGTCTGCTCATCTCGCTCACCTGATCTAATTCTTTAAGTCTTGTTCGATATACGGCGGCAGGGACTTTTTCGCTTCTCCAGCACTTGTAGCATGGCTACCACCCCTCTGCGCCTTAGGGGCCGCTCCCCGCTGCCCCCCCCCGTGATTATGGTCGCTCTTACAGAGCGTCAAGTCGCAAGTGTATCCACTCCGCGATATATCGTGTTTCACCCGTTTCACGCGCCATAGACCGCTAAATTTTGCCCCTACGTTCTCTAGCGTGATCGTGTCCTTTGCCTCTAAAGAAGGGATCCCTATCGTCTTCGCCGTCCCCTCGACGACCTTCATGGCCCCAGTTTGGACCTTCCCAGCCCCTTCCTGTTTTGCTATCCCCGCCATAGGGGCTGGGCTGGGGATAGCCCGCCCCGTCTCATCATCAGATGGCTTATATCGTGTCTCGTTCTCTACGCGTTGATTGCCAAGATTTACCGTAACATCATCAGCGCTGCTACGCGTCTTGAAGGGCTCCTTAGTCATCGGGTCTATCCCAGACGTCTCCGTCTCGCCACCTGTCCCCTTCCCCTCTTCTGCTTTGCTTGTAGCCGAAAAACCTATAAGATATCCGTCGCGCTCCTCGCGATATCTAAAGCTCATCACAGGGGCGGTCAACTGATTAGGCTCAAAGTGGAGCTCTTCGTTGTATACCCACACAGAACAACCCGTATCCTCCGCAAGCTCTTTCAAAAACTCTAGGTCGTTCTTGCCCCCTTCGGTGATATATTCCCGTATCCTATCGTTTGGGATATCGATCACCGGTTCGAGCCCATGTTTTGTCGCGATATGAGAAACAACGTTCTCTATCGGACTATCTTTCCAACAGGTCCGCGAGGAGCGCCCTGTGAGCTTGTGACGCTTATCCAACGCAGTCACGTCGAGCTTCACGACACCATCCTCGCCGAACTGGTATCGTATCTCCTTTATCGTACAGATCCGCGCAGGCGATAGGTTCCCGATATACCCCCACCGAGCGCGGATCTCCTTGCCTTCTTGGAGCTGCTCGTCGTCCACGAAGGAGAGCGCCATATCAACGATAGTCACCTTCATCTCGTCCATCTTGTCCTCGTGGTCCTCGTAGGAGAAGGACGTGATGTGTTCGCTGATATCGCGCGGGAGCGTCGCCCCGCCAACCTCGATGATGACCATCGGTGCGTAGGTATCCATCACCTCACCACCTTCATCTGTACCCGCTCGTAAGATGGGATACGTAGGCGTGTCCCTACCGGGATCTCCAGCGGGTCCCCGATCTCGTTCACCTCGGCGATGACCCACCAGAGCCGCACGTCCCCATAATATCTCCACGCGATGAGGTCTATCCGCTTGCTGTCTGCGTCCGTGACCTGATGATAGCTATCGGAGGAGTGACGTTTGAGCCGGATGGGCTGTCTCGTCCCCCAGAAGTCCCCGCCTCTTTTGTCTCGATACAGGACCGAATAGTTGTAGCGGCTCGTTGGATCGATCATCCCCTCACCTCCCGTGCGTCGACCGAGGTCTCGATGATCTGGACCAGCTCGACCGCTACTTCAGCGAACGTACACGCCAGATCCTTGTTGAATCGCTGGCGCGTTACGCTGCACGAGCGCAACGCCCATTGCTCATCAGGCCAGGTATCTCCAAATACCAGAAGGAGCTTTGCTGGGGGCTTCGTCAACCGCCCCCCGCTGTACTCTGGGTATTGCCAGGACTGCAACGTCCTTATCGCCCCTGGGACGTCCCCCGTCGCCCCATAGTGCAGGAAGATAGAAAAGGAGAGCATCCGCTCCCCTCCCCCTGTGAACTGCATCTTCGGGTGGCTCATCCCTGGGATACCAATACTTGCCAGCTCCGTTGTCTTCTCGTCCTGGAATATCTCAGGGTTCAGATCGAACTTGACACGAACTCCGCTGCCCCGGTCGACGAGGACTCCCTGATCTTCCGTCCTCATTGCGTCACCGCATACCCTTCACGCGCGAGCTGATGGGCCTCATATCGCGTCATTATCTCGCCTAGCTTCTCGCTATCCAGGACGACATCCGTAGTCGTGGGCTGTACGACCATATTTACGTTGTTCTTCACCTGGAGCGGCTTCCCAGGAGCGCCAGCCACGGCCTGGGCCGTCGCCTGTCCTGCGGCTACGGCTTGTGTCTGGGACTGCTGCGCGAGGACGGGCATGGCAGGCATAGCGGCCTTCGCCTCTTTAAGGCGGCGGGCCGCCTCCTCTTTCGCGCCCTCCTGCTGCATAATATCCAGCATATACATGTCGGCTGGCAGTTTTTTTACATTGCCCTTATCGTCGAAGACGAATCCCTTGGCTTCGTAGGCTTTCTTCAGATGCTCATACTCCGTGATATCCGCGCTTGGCTCGTTGCTGAGAGCGTTCTTGATCACCTCGTGCGTCTCTGGTGAGATGAACCCAAGAGCCTCCAATACCCAGCTCACCCCATCGATGATCGGGCTTATAAGGCCCCATATCGTGTCTAGGATACCCTTCACGACTCCGACGAGCCCTTTGAATATATGCTCGATAGCATCCGCAAGCCCCTTCCAATCGCCCGTGATAAGGGCGATCCCAAACTTGAAGAACCCGACGATGGTATCGATCACGCCCCAGACGATATCTCCTATACTGATGAGCACGTTCTTGACGACTTTTCCAAAGTCGTCCCAGTACATCGACATCAGCGTTATCGCCCCAACGGTGAGAAGGAAGATCATGCCTATCGGATTGGCGGCTATCGCGGCGTTCACCAACCCGATAGCCCCAGCGATCCCCTGAAGGATACCGGCCACGACGCTCGCCCCCTTCAGGGCCGCAATAGCGGCAATGATCAGGGGGACCCATTTCCCTAAGGTATTCCCCCACTCGCGCCACGTATCGGATGACGACTTCGAGAGCGGGTCCAGGATCCCTAGCCATTCTAGGAACTTGCGCCCAGGTCTCAGGAACTCTGACAACTTATCGGACATGATCCTAAGCCCCTCTCGTATCTTTTCGACGGTCTCCATGAACCCCTCTTTAAAGCCCGCCCACATCTCCCGAAGGCGATAGAACACTTTCCCCATCGTCACGGCGAAGTCCCAGATACCGGCCTTCTTGAGGCGGTCCGCCGTCTCCCTGCTGACGCGGGTAACCCCCTTCTCATCAGCGGATACGGCCATGCTGAACCCCTCCGTGATAGCCGTGAGCATATCGCGGATCCCGCCGAAATTTGACTTCCAGGCCGCGTAGAGCGCCGCTCCAAGACCGATGAGCAGGAGGAGGGGGGCAGATGCGGCCTTGAGCGCCGCTATTGCCGCCACGGCCTGTGTCTTTATAGCAGTGAGGGCTGCCATGATCAGCGGCTTCGCGAATACCCACATCTTGAACCCGCCATATACCGCCATGACCGCGCCGCTGAGGATAAGTACCACTCCAGCGAAGGTGACCAACGCGCCGACCCCGCCGATGATCAGCTTCGATAGAAGGGGGAAGGACTCGATCAGCCCCGTTAGCCAGCCCTTGAGATCCGCCAGCTTGTCGATGGCCCATCGATAAGCATCTTTAAAAATATCGCCGATGGCGATACGTAGCCCCTCGGACGCGGACTCCAGCCTCAGTATGGAGCCCTGGAGCGTATCGTTCATTACCTTTGACATATCCCCGGCGGCGTCGCCTGCATTCCTGATTTTTTCTGTCAGTTCCTTCAGGCCCCCATCATCGATAGCGTTCAATATGACCTGCGCCTCGGTCTTTGATGTCAGCCCGAACAGATCTTTAAGGATCTCCTGTTTTTGCGCCGTGCCAAGCCCCTTTTCCTTCATGGCTTTTGAAATATTGTCCAATATCTCCGGGACTTCTAGAAGGTCCCCTGATGAAGTCGTCGTCGTGACGCCGAGGCTGGCTAAGGCCTTCTGGGCCTTCGACGTTGGGGCAGATATCTTGCTCATGATCGAGGAAAGCGCCGTGCCTGCCCGTCCGCCTTTTATCGCGGAGTCGCCCATCTTGCCGATGATGGCGATCGTCTCCTCCAGGCTAAGCCCAAGAGCATTAGCGTCAGGCGCTACGTTCCTAAGCGCTTCTCCGATGGTCGCGATGGAGACATTCGCGGAAGCAGAGCCCTTAGCTAAGGCATTGGCGACGCGATCCATCTCGTTCGCCTCCATCCCAAAGCCCCGCAGCGTTCCGGCGGCGATGTCCGCAGCCTCGGCCAGCCCCATCCCCTCCGCAGCGGCCATATTCAACAACCCAGGCATGGCCGCGATGATCTGGTTATTCCCCTCTTCCACCTTAAATCCCGCGCGGGCCAGAAGCTCTTGAGCGCTTGCGACCTGCGAGGCCGAAAATTGGGTGTCGCGCCCAAGCTGCTTGGCCTGGGCCTGGAGCTTCTCAAACTCTGCCCTCGTCGCCCCGGATACGGCCTGGACGCGGGCCATCGCCTGCTCGAAGCTCGCCGCCACGGTCACGGATACCCCGACGGTGTTATTCACGGCGCTCAACATCTTGCCGCCCATCATCATCGCACCGAGGCCGCCCATCATCTGTTTCACCCCGGCGTCGAAGCGCTTCGTCATCTGTTCGGAGACACCCTGGAGCCCCGTCATCTTTTCGCGTATCTTATCGATGCCGTTAGACGCCTGGTCCCTGAGTGTCAGGATGATGCCCAGCCCCATGGCTCCCATCGCCATATCCATGCCCTCACCTCCTCCGCGCCTTCTCTATCTCACTGTTCTCATACTCGATCTGACGCCTTAGGCGATCGACGTACCAAAGGCGCTCACCGCTGGACATGCCCATGATCTCGCGGTATCCCCAGCCCAGGCCCTTGGCGAGGAAGAATACGGCCTCATCTACAGGCCAATAGTCGCCGAGGTAGTCAACGGGGTAAAAAAATCGTCGATGCTATAGAGCAGCACATCGTAGCTGCTATCGCATTTAGGACAATCCAGCTCGATACGCGCGTCCAGCCCGCCCTTTAGATCCATGAAGGCCAACCTGATCTTGCTGATATCCTTCGCGAAGAGCCCCTCGAACTCCTTGTAGGTCGGGGCATGGCCGTTGAAGGACTTACAGGCCGCCATGGCGAAATGGATCGTATCGAGCTCCTTCTGCTGCGCCAACCACTGCTCCGTCCGCCCAGTCATGTAATCGACTTCAGCCGTTCCGCCCCGCGTCTCCACCGTGACGGGGACGTCCTCACGGTAGGGATAGACCTTCAAGGTCCCGTCGTCGAGCAACTGCTGGAAGTTGACCTGATACCCCGAGGTCTTACCACACTTTGGGCACTTATGGTTAAAGACCATCTCATCGCCGTAGCTCTGCATACGGATGCGCAAGATAAGGTAGTTCCGGTCGCCGGTGCGCATGTCCGACAAGAAGGCCATGGCCTCCCCCTCGTTCTCGGGGAGGGGCTTGCCGTCATAAGAGACGAGCGCCTTAAGGATAAACTTGTTCAGCCCTTTCCCGGACTTCATCGCCTGCTTGTCGGTGAGCCAGCGCTCCGCCTCCGCCGTGATCTCCTGTATCTCAACGGGAACGCCGGATGGCAGCTCGAAGCCTATCACGTCCCCAACGGTCTCACGCTTTGCCATATCCTATCCTCCTATCGCCAAAGCTGGGCGCGCCGCCGTCGCCTGACGGCGGCGCTACTACCCTCTACAGCACCTCAAGGTCCCCGACGGTCAGCGTCAGTGTCTCGATGACGTGATCGCTACTCCCGCCCTCGTTATCGCCCCAAGATATCTTGGAGCAGAAGGTCTCCTTCATCTTCCAGGTCTGGATCACGTTGCCCACGCGGTCAACGTGGCACACCTCGATGTCCTTCCGATAGGTCGAGGGATCGCCCAGCTCTCCCGCTTGCGTATCGTTGGCCGAAGTCAGCCAGTTCCACGCGGTCAGATCGGCCCCGTCGGCCATCATCCCCTTCTCCAACGTGCAATCACTAAACTTCGCCCGCCCCGCAAATTTTGTCGGACGGACGCTTCCGGCAGGGTTGAACTCGTCGACCTCGACCTCTTTCTCTGGCAAGGTCGCCTTCTCGAACCACGCGCTCTCTATCCCGTCCACCCTCACTAGGAACTGATGCTTCTGGCGAGGGTTGCCAGGGAAAGTCGCCACAAGTCCCATACCTCTCCCCCTCCTTATGCCGTGATGCCAAGGACGTCGGTCAGGGATTCGCTGAAGTTGGCGTCCAGGCGCGTGATCACCGCGTCGAGCAACACCCACTTGATCCCGACGACCGGCTTGATGAACGTCAAACACTTGAACTCCCCGCGCTGCACGCTCTCGGGGATGTTCAGCTTGGCCTCCTCAAGGCTATTGGCGTCCTGGTCGCAGAAGATGCGATAGTCGTAGAACCAACGCTCTGCCTTCCACTCGCGGAACTTCGGCTCCAGCCCACGGTAGAACTCCCGCCAGGTGCGCGGATCGTTGGGCTGGTGGATGAAGGCCCGCGCGTAAGCGGCAAGCGTCTTCTTCACGACGATCAACATCCTGCGGACGTTGACCTCCCGCAGGAGCGACGCCTGCCGCTGGAGCGTCTGCGCACCCCAGACGACGGGGCCCGTATCATCGAACACACAGATGGGGTCGACCTGATTCTCGCAGAGGTAGTTGCCCTCCCCGAGACGTCCCCGCCCCCCAACGTTGACATCCACCCCAAGGGCGTTCAGGATGCGCCCCCGCCTCATGCCCGCCGGAACGTAGGACTCATTCTCCGTCCAGTCATTCACCGACATGACGCCCAGCACGTCCCCGACGGGGGAGACCAGGCGCTCCTTCTGCTGCGCCACGTCATAGATCTTCAGCTTGGGCCAGTACATCGCCCCGTAATTCGATACGAAAGGCGCATGGCTATAGGTCCCCTTCCCCAGCCGAAAATCCACCGCCTCCTGGGCCGCGAGGTCGAAGGGCGTTTCCGTCACGAAGAGCAGGTCCCCCCTGTTCTCGCAGTACCCCAGGCCAGCGGAGATGACCGCCGGGGAGGATACGCCGGGGACGGCGAGCTGCACCGCATCAGTGATGTCGTCGAAGGCATGGAGGCCGGTCCCGTTCGTTGCGCTCCCGATGTAGTCCGCGTCGCAGATCCCAGTCAGCCCGTCGTTCCCCCCGGTCAGGGGGAACGTCCCCAGCGCGGGGCGGTCTATCTTCGCCCCGGACGTGCTCGCCAGGTCCGTGAGTACGATGTAGGCGCTCTTCTGCTTCTCGACGTAACTATCGCTGTCGTCGTCCATCGATAGGTCAGGCAACGTCTCCACCACATCGTCCCCCTCGACAATCTCAACGGTGAAGAGTGCCCCAGAGTCCATGGAGCTATCTGATATCCTCACCTTCAGACCATTGCCCCAGGTCCCCGGCGAGCTCGCCGTGACCTTCAGAGTCGCTACGGGCGTCTCGGCGCGGTCCTTCAGCTCTACGGACGCCCCGCGCGCCGTCAACGTCGCCACGTCCGTTATGTCGCTATAGTGGGCCACGCGCGATACCCAGAGCACCGCGCCGTAGGCGAGCGCACGCTTGGCAAGGAGCGGGAAGTCGGACGTCTTCAGGTCGTGACCGAAGACGCGCTCAAACTGCATCGCGGAGCTGATGAGCTGCGGCGTCCCGACCGGTCCCTTCTCCGTGATGCCGGACACGCAGGATATACCTTTGATGAGCGTGTCGACGTAGTAGCTCGCGTCCTTCTCGCTCACGATGACCCTTGGCAGTCCAAAGCCCATTACCCGTTCGCCTCCTTCGCCCCGTCAGGCTCGGCCTCGACCGCGCCCCTCTTCACCTCGATGAGCCCCTTCCGCTCGGCGCGGGCCAGGGCGTCACTGAGCACATCCTCTTGCACCTCTGCCCAATGGACGGGTTTCCCGCGCGGGGGCAGGTAGACGCTGCTCCCATCCTTCAATGGGTAGTCCCTAGGCCCGTCCGCCAGGTTGCGTATCAGCAGGACAGGGGCTGTGTTCTTCTTCGCCATCTCCTCACTCTCCGATCTTCACTTCGTCCGTCCCGTCAGGGGACTCGATACCAATATCTACCACGCGGATCAACGGGGATATCTCCCGAAGCCCGCTATAGGCTTCCACGTCGAATACGGCCAGTTCCCCACGCCCTTCGGCCACCTGTGAGATGTCCGGGGCGTCACGGACGCCAGGCGGCGTCCTCCAGGCCCAGACATACCGCCGGACCCGCCCCCCGCCTTCGGCGGTCAGGAGGGGGGACGCCTGGACGAGACGGCTGCACCTTTCCATCATCTCCACGAGTTCCAGCGTCGACCTGCACGAGAGGGCTACGTCGAACTGGAGGTCGTACCAGCGCGGGGGGACCTCGCGGGCCGCCTCCATCTCCTCCATGTCTATCGCTGTCAGCCGTTCCGCGTCCCGCGCCAGGCGCTTCTTCTCAACGGCTACAGGCCCGCTCAGGACGACGGCGGGGAGCCTCGCCAGCTCAACGATGCTGCCCGCGCTCAAGTGCGTATTGGGCTCGATGCTCTTAAACAGCCGGACCAGCGCCCGCGTCGTCTCCACGATCATCTCAGCATCATGGCGCGAACGCCTCCTTTATAGCGGCCTTATAGATCTCCGCCACCTTCTCACGGAATTTCGGATCCTTCAGCGTCGGACGCAGGAAGGGGCGCGGGGGGATGTTGATGTACTGCGTCGAGGCCTTGAGGTGTATCCCCTCGTGGTGCAGGTACGCCCGCATCTTAGGCGTGACGGGGACCGTACAGCCAAACTCATGGACCGCCGCGACGTTCGCCAAACCTACGCCATCCTTGCCCTTCGCGCTCTTTCGGACGCCGATGAAGACCGTGTTCGTGTCCGGCGTGGCGTAGGTAACGCTCCCCACTAGGTCTCCCTTATCGATGAGGGGCTTGCTGGATCCCTTATGGGCTATCGTCACGGGGCTCAATGGGGCGAACTTCTCCCCGCCGGGGGCCCCGCTGACGATGCCTCGCTTGACCGCAGAGGCCCCGTGGACACCGACCTTCTTTGCGGCTACATCCAGCTTCGCCTTCATCCTCGCGGGATCTAAGAGGCCGTTCAGCTTGTCCCAATCTCCCTCAAGCCCGCTGCTCATATCTATCCAGCCCTCTTCCTCGTGAAATGGACATGGACGTGCCAATGGATCCCCCGGTAGTGCGCGGCGGGGCGCACCTCGATCACGACCAGCCGAGACGGCCCTACGAAGTCGACAACAAGCTCCATCTCGTCGCCGACCTTCCCACCGGAAGATACCCAGTCCTCGGAGTGGAATACGACATGCCCATCACTGGCAGGATCGTTCCCGCTCCCGACAGGGACGACCTGTTGGTATCTGTTGTACTTCACCTGCCCTTGGAGGGCGATAGGATCCTCCCACTCGATCTCCCCCGTAGGGCCGAACTCAGGATCGATCTCCGTCGCCCTGCGGCGGTAGAGCAGGACGCGGCGGGGATGTATCAGGCGGGGCCTCATGCGACGCCCATCCTGACCCGCGAGGCCGCGTACTGCCTGAGGATCTGGTCGATCTCCACGTCCCCGGTCACGGCCCCTTCCGCCATCGCCGCGAGCACGTCGGCGGATAGCTCGTAGCTATGCCCGTCCGTCGTCTCCTTGAGCATCGCCCAACGCATATTCCTCTCCTCCTGCGCCTCGGCGTCGCCCAGGCTGGGAAAGCTATAGAGCGCCAGCTTCATCGCGGCCCGCCGGATGAGGGGCGGTGTGACGTATCCGCCCTCCCCGTCCTCATCCACGTAGCCCCATAGCCCCGCTATCTCGATGTTGAGGTCCCCCTTGGGCCAGCGGACCTTGCGCTTCATCCTGGGGTAGCTTCTGTCATCCTCCGCCCCGATACGGTCGTAGAGCACGTAGTCCGATATCTCCGTCCCATCGGCCTTCACGGAGCTGGCGCGGATCAAGAAGAGCGGGAGGGGTAGTGTCTCCCCCCCCGTCCCATCCAGCCGCAACGTCTTTTCCCTCGGCTCGAACCACTGCCCCGTCATCCGGTCGATATACCCGCAGGCCAGCGCGATGAGCTCTGAGAGCCGTGCGTCGTTCGCCTGCTCCTCCGTCACGCCCTCGGCCCGGATATCCTCGATGGAGCAGTACATAGCTCACGCCTCCTTGAAAAATCCCGTCCCCAGGAGCTCCTTTGCCGTCCCCTCGTCCACGTCGAAGGGCTGCCCCTTGCGGACCGTCCCGAGGGGGCTGCCTGGGACGGTATATGAACCGGCCCCCGTGAGGACGAGCGTTACGCTCTTCCTCGTGGGGGCCGTCATGGGCTCAGGCTCCTTCGCCGCGCCCTCATCGGTTGCCGTAAGCTCCTCGTTAGGTATGGGGTGCGGCTCCTCCTCGCGCCTCCTGCGTCCCGGCTGTGCCATGACTAGTCACCGCCGCCCCCAGACGCCGCCGTGACCGGATAGGCGATGACGAGCGCGTCATCCCAGACGATCTTGCCGGGGTCCAGGCGCATGTACATGGTGTACTCCGTCAGGTCCTTGCGCTGGTTGAACTGGCTGTAGACCTTCATGTCGCGCTGGACGCCGCTGACGAGGTTGAGCCGGTTCGTCAGGATGATCACGTCATCCGGCATGTACTCCACCGGGAAGAGCTGGATCCCCAGGAACTTTACCAGATTGCCGTTGACGAGGATGTTATCACCCATCTCCGTGAGGCGGCTGGTGAGGCTCATGATGTAGGCGTCCGCGACGGTGCTGGAACAGTAGAAACGCATGTTCGCCCTATCGCGCTTGAACTTGTTGGGCATAGCGGAGAGCATCGCGGGGAAGATGTCGCCCTTGTAGTCCGTCTTCCCGGTGGTGTTCACCTTATGGGTCTCCGTGCTGCTCTTCGCCTGCTTGATGATCCCATCGCCGATGGTGAGGAAGGAGGCATCCGACCCCGAAGCCGCAGTATCCCCGTTCAGCATCAGGTCGGCGAGATCGTTGCCAAACTGCTGGGCCAGCTCCCGGGCGATCCGGTCCTGCCCCTCTTTTCGCTCGATATTATCCTCGGCGAACTCGGTGGTGATATCGGCGGCGAGGCGCACCTTCACGGACCGAAGCTCTTTGCGCCGAAATTCGGCCCCGGCCAGCTCGCTGGGGGCCTGCCCCTCGGTGGCCTTCCTGATAAGGCGGCTACCGATCAGCAGGAAATCGAGCTGCTTCTCATACGTGTCCATCCGCTCCAGCCGCGTGTCCTTCAGAAACGCCGTATCGTCGGTCATGTAGCTGATGAACTTCCTCGCCTGCTCCGGGTTGAGGAGGCCCCCCTTCCCCGTCCCCGTGATCGCGTCGGTGGTGACGGCATCCTTCATCATCTGCCTGTTGCTCCTCATCTCTATCGCCCTCCTATCTCATCTGTCAGAGCTAGAACAACCCGTCCCAGAACCCGTCGTCGTCCTTCTGGACGGCTTCCTCGGGGACCCTGTTGGAAAAGCCCCGCGCCTTCTCCACCTTCTCAAGACGCGCGGTAAAGGGGGCCAATGCCTCCTCTAACGCGGCCTTCACGACCTCACCGACGTCCGGCGTCCCAGCATCCGTCCCCGTATCCTTCGCCCCGTCCTGGGGCTCTGCCGCAGGTGCGGCCTCCTCCTCCGCCTTCTCCAGCTTATCCAGCCGCTCGGAGATCGGCTTCAGTGCCTCATCAAGGCTCTCCTTGACGACCTTCGTGATGTCCTCTTTGTTCACTTCCTCTACATCTCCTTCCTGATCGGTCTCCTCGATGAGGTGACCTAATATCGCGTACATCTCCTTGAGCCTCGCCAACCTCGGCCCCGATATCTTGCGCCCAGACTTCTCGACACCGACCTCAGCGACGGCCTTCTTCACGTCTTCATCAGTGCCGAGCAGGATATCCTCCGCTATCTTCTGAAAGTCCGACAAAGCCTTCCTGATCGCCGCCAGGCTCGTTTCCGCTCCATCGTCACCGTCGCCCCATCGGCTGCGCCCAAGCCCCTTGTACAGGGCCTCGATGGCGTCGTTCAGCTTCCGCCCCTTCTCCTGCGCCGCGTAGATGTCCGCCACGTCGCCCTTCCGGACGTCAGCGCCGTCGATCCCTACGAGCGCCTTGAAGACCGCCCGCATAGAATCTAAAAGCCCCCGCTCGTTCTTCTGGACGTCCTCGGGGACCGTGCTGCTGTGCTCATCCGTCATCGTCCTCTCATCGGCCTTCGTCGAGGGCTCGGGCTCTGCCCCCTTGTCCGATTTGAAGACCTTGAAACGCTCCCCGTTGGCTGCCTTCGTCACGAGGCTGATAGCATCCACCGTGACATCCTGGAGCTCCCCGGGCCTTTCCGGTCTGCTCATGCGCTCCCCTCCTCGATCAAAGTCGCCGTGCCCTCGATGGAGAACCCGGTCAAGATACCGTCGGTCACCTGCTTCCAGACCTCCTTATCCGGCACGTGGACGCCCACCACCCAGGAGCCCGGCGCATAGTCCGGGTCGCTATCCCTGGCGATGAAGGATTCCACCACCGCCCCTTTGTCCTTCGGCCCTGCGTGCCCCTTGTTAATCCGCGTATTGCGCAGCCCCTCCATAAACTCGTGGGCCATCTTCTCGATGGTCTCGCGGCTCATCCAGTTGCCGTCGCTATCGCGGCAGTCGGGCTTGTAGACCTCGCCGTAGACGATCTGCTTCACGTCGTCGGACTTCTTGAACTCAACGATGTGTTCCGTCGTCACCTTCACCAAATATGATCATCTCCTCCCGCTCTTTCTAGACATAGCTATGCCTCCTCCCCAGCAGGCCGGGTATTCCCGATCCGCCTCGGCCAAACGCTCACGCCGCGCCAGAACTCCGGGATAGCCCCTTTCGGCATCCGTCCGCTGACGTACACGAAGATCGCGGGGTCCCCCCCGAGCTCCCCGACGCCGATGCTCTGGAGCCACGGCGGATCGCCTAACGCCCGCTTCAGCGCCTCCGCCTTCTCCTGGACATCGCTATCCATCGCTCAATACCTTCCCCAGCGCGTCCCCCAGGCGCTCGACGGCCTCCCTGAGCTCCGCCTCGTCGGGGGCGTCGGGCTCGTAGGTCTCATCGAGATCTTCCGCCGCGTCCCCCATGTCGTATGTCTCCCGCCTGACGCCATCCCACAGGATAGCCAGGACCTCCCTATCGCCCTCGGTAGCGGCCCCGCCCCTGACACGTTTGAGGATGTCCACGACCACCTCGCAGGCCAACAGCCGCGCTTTCCCGCTCAACTTCATCATCCGCTCGGATACCGTCTCTCTGCCATCCGCTCGCACGATCATATGTATCTCTCCTTTCGTCTAAGCCCGCTCATCCTTCGCCCCTTCCCGCTTCAGCCTTACCAGGACGCGGGCCAGCCGGTTGATGAACGCCTCCATGAGTATGTCCTCTAATGTGTCGTCAACGGGATCCACGATATAACGCATCGGGATATGTAGGAGCTCATGGACGAGGCTTACCTCCATATCCTGCTCGAATGGCCCCTTAGGCTGATCTATTGGGTCAAGGATATCGATGAGCGCATACTCATTTGTGATATCAAAGTTGATCGCCGCCGTGACATCCTTTTTCGGCATACTCTGAGCCCTTGTGATCGACAGCCCAATTTCCCAGTGCCCCAGCCCAAGCCGCTCCTGCCATTCCCGGCAGAGCCCCTGCAACTGCTCCAAGGTCAGCTCCATGTATGCCCCCTGGTGTGATCGCCGCCGCTGGGCTCCATGGCATTATTCGGGAATACCCTCTGATATGCCTCGCACATCAGCTTTATGATACCCGGCATGTCACTTCTCCTTCTCATCATAAAAAAAGGACGCCCTCTCAGGCATCCTTTCGCTTTCAGACAGTTTCTCAACGGCTTGCAAGATCCGTCTATCAAGGCTCTAGATCGGTCGGCGTCCCCTTTCGGGGTCTCCCATCCATGATCAATATCTGCTCCTCAAGCGCTCGATCCTGATAGACATGGCCTGCTGGGATACATCGAACAGTATAGACAACTCATCGATCGTTCTGATACCAGCAGCTATTGCTTCCCTGACCCCCCAAATGGGCATAAGGAGCTCCATCGCAAAGGCATTAGCCTCGCGCTCCTCCTTGTTCCACATTACCGAACGTATCCGCTTTGCGTCGTCGATAAGCTCTCCATCACGGCCATCGAGATGCCCCAACGCTACGTGCCCTAGCTCATGGGCGATCGTGAACCTCTGACGCACCCTTGGATGCCTCTTTGCCACATAGATGACAGGCCTTTCATCCTCGATAATGACACTGCCTGATACATCCTCACCATCTTCTGCCCCAAAGTTCGTGGTAAAGACTTCGATATCCATCATATTTGCGATCTTCAAGGAATCGAATGGGGGGACCGTTTGCCCCGCCATCTTTCTCAACTCCCCAGGACTCATATAGATATCAAATGCGTCGGCAAACATCCCTTCACCCCCCCCCATCTCTCATTTACGCTATCTATTTCTCCTCAAAGTCATCCAGATACTCCCTCGGACAGTTTTTCAACGCCCTGCTCTGTGAGGCTATACCCCTCTCCATTGCGTTTCAGCAGACGTTCTTCCTGCATCTCGTCAGTCACAGTCATGATATCTCTCTGATCCACGTCAAGAAAAATGAATAACAGACGACAAGGCTGATGATCGGCCCCAGAAGAAAGAGCTGGACCGCCGGGACCACCATGAACCACCAGCGAAAATCATGCGGCTCGAACCATGTATAAGCCAAATGGAATACCATCGCTGGCTGAATGCAGCTTAACAATAATACCGCCGACGTTATAAATAATACTTTCATTGCCATCCCTTCCCACCAAAAAATCGAACAGGCAAAGGGGGATGCCCGGTCAACGCTCTTCCTCCCTTAGCCCTTTAGACACTTCTCGCCAAACGACGTAAGTAGGCACTGCGGATAGGACCACCAGGTTCGCGAGCGCTATGATACCGGCGGCGGCGATCATCGGCGACTGAGGCGCAACGGCGACGAATACCAGCACTAAAGAGAGGAGCGACACCGCTACGCTGATCGCTGAACATATCAAGGCTATCATCTTCTCCACCTCATCACTTGTGTAGATACTGACGTCTATCGACAACGGTCCTCATCCTGATCGTGACGCATGAGACCATACAGGATGATAAGGTCGTGGATGACGATCAGGCATATAAACTCTAGAATCGTCATAGGACGCACCTCCAAGCTATCAAAAGAGCCCCCACCAGGGGGCTCTCCATCTATTCCACCTTATCCCTCTCGAAACTCATCAAGATACTTCCCCAGATGATAATACTTATTCTGTTTTATCAGCAATAAGGCGATCTCTCGCTTCAGAAAAGCTATTGCATATCTCTACTTGCGTAGCTGCGTCAATCTCAAGGCGTGAAATACTCCCTGATTCTGTCATAATTAGAACAGAAGTATTTTCAAACATTGCTTTTCTCCTCTATGTCCAATAATAGAAATTCAAAAATCCGCTTCACCAAAGCTAAATCTTGTTTTTTTCTTAATTTGCGTTTACTGATGACGAGATACCCCGTAATCCCATTTTCCGTATTCGCTGAGTAAAAATGATACTTCATACAAGCCAAAATTATATTTGGGGCAGGGGTATTAACGTAAAGTGCCATAAACACGAATATAACTCCCAAAATCAGGGGGCCTACTATACCATTCTCCTTCATTATAGCGAAAAATGGAAGTATGTAGCAAATAGTACACATTGGAATCCAACCGTCATAGGGAGAAATATTCGCCACTTGTATTTTTATCGGCGCCAAATGTTTCTTCGCATATAAAAATGACACTAACATGGTCCCCACGAGGAGAGCAGCTATACCACCACATAATATCGGAACAAAATAAGTTTTCTCGTGAAAGCACCAAACAAGCGCGATACTAAGCAATAAAGGAGATGCTAAAGAAGCGTTGTAAATAAACTTTTGCAAACAGTTTGGCATACTCTCTCCCCCCCCATCGCCAGTAGATTATAGTACAAGGTAGATACTCAATGCTTAGAGCCTATAGTAGCCACCGCGTGGGGATTACTGTTATGCCGTCTTCCTCGGCTCCTCAAACTCGCTGAGATAGTTGCTCAGGTGATAATATTCCTCGGTCATCTCGATGAACTTGACGCAGGCCTCGCGCTCGGTGTTAAGTTGGTGATCCTCATAGATAGTACCGCGCCCGAACTCTTGAATGACAGCGTGCCAACCACCAGTTCTTGCCGGTCGTAAATAGCACTCACAAGCCCCATTCCCGGCGATAATATTATCATTTTCATCGCTGATGCAGTAAAGATGCCTATCCCCAAGTTCTTTCACTGCTATTTCCGCAAGCCTCTGGACATACCCCATTACTCGGATACCTCCTCTAAATCCCCATCAGCCAATAATTCCCTTACGATCTTTTCTGTCATGTACTGGATGCCACCCCCAGGTTGTTCAAACCATCCGGCGACGATCCCCATTTTGACCCGCAATGGGGCCAAAACCCTATACTTGTGATACAAAGATTCCTTTCGCGATATACTAGGTAAAGCCCTTTTCTCAATTGGTGTACCGGCGGGGGAAAAATAGCGCCCGCCTATATCTCCATACCTGTCAATCAGGTCAATTAGTACCGCTTCTCCGTTATGGCGTGGACGGAGGACAGTCTCTCTTATCTCCCCAGCAAAGCCATTATTGAGAGGATAGATGAAATATCCACCATCATCCTTATAGATATCCTCCCCAGACCTCAGCTTATCTTTAGTATAGCTTACTCCCCTGATATCGGCAAGCTCAGATAACAACTGTATTTTCTGCGCCTTATTGAACTCGTTGATATGCAGGGCTCTTTCTTCAATCGTGTTGCCGTATTGCTCGATCGAGCTCTCGCTTGCCACGACCATCGTACAGCGGCAGCGTCCGTGAAAAGGCGGAAGGCTCTGCCCATTTGCCGTAAGTCTGGATATGGACTGCCCAAGAGGCGAGCCCTTATGCCACGGCATAGTCTCCTTAAACTTCTTGGGGTCGGTAATATCTAGCGCCTTATTAACCACTTTTCGGGTCTCTGCCACGCTGAATACTGTGCCATTCAAAGCCCCGCAAATCGGGCACATGCGCTCATCGCCCATGGCCAGGATCTCGTACTCCGTGATCCCGGCCTCCTCCATGCCGGAGACCGTCCCGAAGGAGCGGGCACGGACGATAGCCGACGAAGCTACGACATCCCAATAAGTATACCCTCCTGGCGCAGCTTCGCCTAGCCCCCTTCTTAATAATTCGGCCAGTTGATCCCGCCCCAGGCCTTCATCCAGGGCCTCCTGAGCGAGCTTGGCGATCTTTGGCCGGATGGCCTTGCCGTACCGCTCCCCCAGCCAGAAGCAGTTATGCCGCGTCAGTACACTGATGGCCCGATGGTCGGGCAGGGAGAGGGGGGGCGACGCTTTCCCCTTCTCTGGGACCGGCATGATGAACTGAGACTTTGCAGCGCGGTAGGCGCGTTGGACGCCCCATTTCATGACTCCCTGCGCCTCCGGCGAGCTGCCGAAGGCCGGGCCGAGGAGGTCCGCAAGGGACTGCTGAAGGAGCTCCATCGCCTCCTTGGAGGTGAAGTCGGGGATGTCCTGGAATATCCCCTTCAGCGCCTTGGCGCAGGTATCGAGCCATAGCCTGAGCAGATCTCGGGCAAGGTCACGCTCCATCCCGAGAAACTTTTCCCGCGTCTTACCCTTAGCCTTCGCTATGGGCAGCATGTGGAGGATATGGTCGAGCCTCAGCCAGGCCTCTCGCCGTGCCGCTGGGGTCAGGCTCGTCAGTATCGTCGCCATGCTCGTGCTCCTCCTCCAATGCCTTCTCGATCCCGGTCAAAGCCCGCAAAAAAAGCGCTTCCCTGTCGGGAGCCCCCTTCTGGATCAGCTCGCCCTGCGGCCCCGGCTCGCCCTCTCCCCCTCCGTGCTGGAGCTGAGCGAGGTAGATGGACATGGGCAGGTCCAGCCATTCCGGCTCCTCCCCCTCGGGCGTCGTTAATGGCCTGTTGAGCAGACGGGATATCTCGTCCCGTGCCTCGCGGACCGTCATCCCACAGCGGCAGAAGGAGTCCAGTACGCCCGCCATGATCTCCGAGTCGTTCGACGTAGGGGCAAGGCTGCGATACTTCCAGTACCGCACCCCCATCGCCGGGAATAGCACACGGTTGATGATAAAATCGTGGTCTCCGCGTTCTGGGGCGAAGACCTGCTCCTCTGCTACCTCGCGGGATTCCCGCGCCGTCGCCCGCGTGTAGTCGCTGGTCAAGCCGACGAAGATCGGCGGGAGCCGGAAGGAGGAGCGTATCTTCTCCCTGTTCGTCCGGTCGTAATTGTCAAAGAGGCTGTCCTTCTGCTGCGCGTCACTGAGGTGCTGGAACTGGATCGACGTCTTGGGTGCAGCCGTCATTCCGGGCACGATGGTCCCAGCGGGGGAAGCCTCGATGACCAGCATCTTGTTGAAGCTCTGACGCCCCCGCATGTGGTCATGTATGAAATCCTCTATCCTCTCGACCGTTTTCTCCCCAAGCGTCCCGGCAACGAGCAGCGCCAGGGGGGGGATGGTGTTGTTCTCGAAGTACTCATAATTGACCTCTTCGGCTTGACGCGAGCCCAGGACCGCCAGAAGGTTCCCGATCCATCGGGGGACGCCATAAGGGGAACTGGGCGAGTAGAACCGGAAGTGGATGACCTCCGTTGCGGGCGTGAACTCCCCCACTTCCTCCTCGCCGCGTAAGCGCCCCGTCCGCGCGTCGATGAGACGCGGGTCTCCGAACTCCTTGAAATAGACCTTCAGCCCATCCCGTATCTGGACGAAGCGCCGGAAGCGCTTGCGGTGTTCATAAGGACGCAGCTCATTGCTCTCGTCGTCTCTAATGAGGAGGGTGACGGGCGTATACTCATCGTCGAGGCGGGTCAGGCGCATGGTATGCCCTTCGATATGTTCGATCCAGGCGATATCGCCCTTGCCGTCCCGTATGATCTCCCAATAGCCGTTGCCCAAGGTCTCTAGGTCGCGCCTCACCCTGCGGCGGAGCTGCGAGTAGGGCATGTCGGGATTACAAAACTCGAAGAAGTGCAGGATGGCCTTGCGCTCTGCCTCGGCGGCTTCGATCGGTACTCCGTCACCTTCCGGATCAGCCCCGCCGATAGGATCCAGCCCGAACCCAAAACCGTCGATATTCACTTCCATCGCCTCGACACACTGAGAGAGGATATTGGAGCATTCAGGCAGACGCGCCAGATAGCCCAGATCGTAGGGGGGCTCAAGTATCCCATCGCCATAGTATGCGGCAAAGGGGTCCTGCTCCATCTTCATGCTGACAGGGGCTTTGCCATCCCCCGCCTTCACCACGAAGGCCCGCCCGCCGGGGAAGTTCAACTCGTCGCCCATCTTTATCTCTCCTATCCAGACCTATCCTAAGACAAAAGCGCGGTCGCTCTTTTTCTCCATCGCGTCGAGATATCCCCAGGCCTGGATGAACGCGGCATAGGCGATGACATCCACCTGGTCGTCATGAGCCCCGTTGGGGAAGGCGATGAGCTCCGCCTCCAGGTCGTTCGCCCACGGGGCATTCTCCCTGTGATAGATCGCCCCAGCCTCGTACCGCGCCGCAGCAGGGATAGCCCGTGTGTACTTGTCCGTATCTGGGCGTAATCCGATCACCGGCAGGCCATCGCGGACGACCTGCTGATAGAGCGTCAGTCCCATATTCGCCGATTCGATCCCGATCATGGCTGGCTTCCACTCCTGGAACTTGCGGCGTATCAGGATGGGCTGGTCCGGCCCCTCCAGCCGCTCCCGCAGTATCTCTAGCACGAGGATATCGCCGCCTGGCGTCAGGGCAAAGGTCCCAAGGACGAAATAGTCCGCACTACTCTTCCTGCTCCCCGCCACATCGCAGGTCTGGAACACGCGGCACTGGGAATGGTCGTAGATCCTCTCGCCCTCGGGCGTGAGAAGCCGGTAGCACGTCCCCGCCGCACGGAAGCGCCGGAACGTGGATGTGCGGAAGAGCCCGCCATCCTGTGGCGTAGGATGGCCTTGGTAAAGGCTCTCCCAAGTACGGGTCCCGACCCTTCCCTTCATCTCCTCGGCCCATGTCTCATCGAACCCATGCTCCGGCCAGAGCGCTTCGCCAGGCCTCCGTCCCAGGATATCTGGCTCCCTCTCGTCCGCCAGGGCGGGGAGGTTGACCACTCGCCACCCATGCGTCGCGTTCTGTGCCAAGAGCCGTCCCACGAGGTCGTCCTCGTGCCAACGGGTCATGATGATCACGACCCGCCCACCTGGGTGGAGGCGCGACATCAAAGTGTCTTGCCATTCCGCCCATAAGGTCTCGCGGTAGGTCAGGGACTCCGCCTCCTTGCGGTTCTTGATGGGGTCGTCGATGATAAGCAGGTCCGCCCCCTCCCCGGTGATGCCCCCACCGACCCCGGCTGATATCATACCCCCAGCACGCCCCTTGATCCCCCAGTTCGTCACTGAGGCGTTATCGCTGGATATGGAAACGCCAAAGAGCTCCATCCCAAATTCGTCGATCTTACGGCGATTGGCGCGCCCGAATTTCTGAGCGAATTTATCGCCATAGCTAACTTCGATGACGCGACGGTCCGGCTGCTTCCCCAAGAACCAGCTCGGGAAGGTCTCTGTCACCGCCATAGACTTGCCATGGCGCGGAGGCATCGAGACCATAAGTCGCGGAATTGTCCCATCCTCGACGGATCTAAGGAGGCTGCATAACAGGTCGAGATGTCTTGCCCGTCTCCAGCGCCCGCGATGGACCAGCTCGACGTAAGCTCCATAATCTTTGCAGGCCAGCTCCCGCTTCCAGGCTCGTACCTCACTCAGGCTGGGTAGGTCCATCCTTGACGCCCCCCGCCTTATTGCTCTCTACTTTAGACAGGATCGCCTCCAGAGTCATTATCTCGCCCATGGAGAGCCCGCTCAGGTCGTATTGGTGCTTCATGACGACTGGGGCGTTATTAGGGCCAGAGACCTCTACGTCCTGCTTATCGGTCTGCCCCAGGAAGTTCTTGCCGAGGAAGATAGCCATAGCAGGGGACTTCTCCGCCAATCTCCATTGTGCCCGCCTGAGCGATATTTTGCCGATATTCCTCTTTTCCCTAAAAATCTCGGAGAAATTCTTGCCGTACTCACGTTTACACCATTGTTCCACAGTCTTGTTATCGCAACTGAATACCGAGGCTATTTCATCGAGCGTACACTGGAGCCCACAGAGCGACTCGAATAGCTTTCGATCGAACTCTTTCCTAGGCCGTCCCCTCTTCGCCATATCCTCTCACCTCGCTCCCCACTCAAGCTCTACCTACCGGCCCCCCTAGTACTGCCCTGGGCACGCTACGATAGCGCCTCTGTGCCCCTGGTGAAGAACATGAAGAACGGCGTATCCAGCGCCGCCAGCAGGAATTTAAAGACGTACTGCCCGGCCATCATCGAGAGGAGCGCCCCTCGCATATGCGGATCGAACAGCCAGCCGAAGCCGATGCCGAACGAGATGCCCGCGAAGAGGACCGTGTCGATGAGCTGGCTGGTCATCGTGCTTACGTTGTTCCAGATCCACCGCGCCGATGTGGTCCCACGCCTCGACAGCCACCGTTCGCGTATGGCGTGGAAGATATACACGTCCCAGAGCTGCGACGCGAAGTAGGCGACCAGCGAGCCGAAGACGAAGATGTGGTTCTGCCCCAGGAGGGTGTCATAGGCCGCCTGGAGCTCTGGGCTGACGGTGGGGAGCATCTGGGTGAACAGGATCATCAGGGACGCCGCTACCTGGCCGATGAAGCCGTAGACTACCGCACGGCTCGCCGCTGCCTTGCCCCAGATCTCGCCAATGATATCAGTGCACAGGAACGTCAGCGCGTAGCAGACGACGGCCCCTGGCAGGACCACCACCTCCCCCCACAGGGGGACACCGGTATAAAACAGCTTCGCCGTGACCACGTTCGAGATGACGAGGCTCACGACGAACAGGACCGTCAATATCGCTAAGTTGTTATCTGTCTTGCTCATGTTTCCTTTGCCCACCAGGGGCGCGTTACCTCCTCACGATGAATAAGAGCTCCTTGGACGCTTTGGGGAATGGGACCGCCATCACTACCGACAGCCAGGGCATGGGCAGGTATCCCTTCATCCTCGCGTAGAACTGCCTCACGTCCTCGGGCTGGGCGGCATAGAGCTCGTCCATCTCCTTAGCTCCAAGCACGAGGCCGACCTCCTGCTCTACCCTGAGCCCGATCTCCTCAAGCGCCACCTTGAGCTCGTCGTATCCCCACTCGTAGACGTGGGCTCGATATTGCGCGTCGTAGCCATTGCCAGGGGTATTGGGACAGGACAGGATCATCGTCGCCCCAGGCTTCATGATCTTCGCGCATTCCTCCAGGCTCTTGCGCCCGTCATCCGGGTGCATATGCTCGATCGCCGATGTATAGATCACGAGGTCGGCGGACCCTTCAGGGATGACCTTGCTCATCTCCGCAACGTTCCCTAGCTTCCAGGCGACCTTGAAGGGGTAGTAGGATGCGAGGTCCTGGGGCTTCAGGTCCTTCTTGACACAGCCCCGCATCGCCTCGCCGATATTCGCCTTCGAGATATCGACGCCCGTATAGCTGGCGATGTCCTTCGCGTGGTAGCGGAGGAGCGGGAGCATCAGCGAGCGCCCACAGCAGACGTCCACGACGTTATCGCCCTTCTTCGCCATCTGCGCCGCCCGGTAGTGCTGGATGTAGTTCATGACGTCGAGGTTGCTGAAGAAGCCGTCATGGAACTGCGTGTAGAAATTGCGCATCTGGTACGTCGTGCAGAGGATATCCTGCCTGTCCATACCGTCCTCGACCCTGTGGACGATCTTTCTCATCGCTGTATTTTGCCTCCATGTACTCGGCGTATCTCAGCCACTCGTAGAAATTATTGCGGTGCAGCTCGTGCCCCTTACCTCTGCCCCTGCCGTCCCGATTAGAGCGCCCCAAGAGCTTCATCTGCCCGTTGTGGAACTTGTAGATATTCCCGTACATGCTCCCAGCCGTCCAACTGTTGGAGTCGACGCTATCGAAGGGGTACTTGTCGAGCAGCCGCAGCCAAGTGAACCCGAGCCCATGGACCTTCGCCCCGCGCTTATGCGCCTCGTCGAGGAGGTAGGGGATGAAGCGGAATTCCGACGGCTTGAAGACCTTTATGGCGAAGCCCCCGATGGCGACGTAGGGATACTCGCTGCACATGCGGAGCCATTCGTCCCTCCCCCTGGACTTATGCCATACGGGGATGGGAAATTTACCCGTCTCTCGCACCAGGCGTGCCCTAAACTCCTTGACTTTCTCGTACCCGACGAGGGGGTCGATATCCAGCTCGAAGAACAGGTCGATAGCGTTCTCGTTGATGCAGGCGATGTATCGGTCGAGGTACTTGTCCCAGTCCGGCGCATCCGAGGCGCCACGCAGGAACGAGAAAGCCCCGCTATCGAGCATGAAGCTCTTGAACTCATGCGGGGCGTACCTGAAGCGCCTGAAGGCGATCATGCTCACAAGGCAGTTGAGGCGTTTTAGGTCCTGTGGCGAGACCGGGGGCTCGATACGCTCGATGTTGCCATGCCCGCCAACGAGATAGATCTTCATGCGCCGTCGTTCAGCACGATCGTCTCCCCGCAGTGCGGGCAAGTGATCCTGAGATACGACGCTTCCCCGCTATCCACGGACGAGACCCGTTCGACCTGACGCGCCGGGGCCTCTCCCCTTGGAGCGTCCGGCTCCCCTGGCGCTGTGTTGGGGGCAGGCGTCCCTTCCCCGTCCTGCGAGGAGGGGATAGGCTCGAAGAAGGACTCGATCTCCTCGCTCGTGGGGATGGCGTCGAACGAGAAGAGCCCCATGTCGATATCGGTGATAGCGTCCATCTCGGCTGCGAGCATGTCCCAATCCCAGCCCGCGAGCCCGGCGACCTTGTTATCGGCTAGGCGGAAGGCCTTGACTTGTTCCGGCGTCAGGTCATCGGCGACGATGACGGGGACCTCCGTCAGGCCAAGCTGCTTGGCGGCCTTTATGCGCGTATGTCCGGCGACGATCACGTTGTCCTTGTCGACGATGACAGGGACCTTGAAACCGAACTCCCTGATGCTGTTCGCTACGGCCTCCACCGCGTTATCGTTCTTGCGGGGATTCTTCTCGTACCCCTTCAGGTCCTTTACGGGCAGGACCTTGACCGTCCCTGCGATGCTGATATTGTCGTTCGGCATGATGTCTTTCCCTTTCCGCGCATAAAGATAAAGGGCGTCCGTATACAGGACGCCCCCATCGAGGAGATCATGAGAGATGTCTTTCTCGCGCTATTCGACGCTATGATGATACCACAGGAAAACGGATATCAGTGCCACGCCAGTGCCACGCCAGTGCCAAATTAGTGCCACATGGATCAGAGCCCCATGTAGCGGATGGCTAACCGGACCAGATCCTCGCGCTTCCGGAAGAACGTGCGCTTCGCCATGTGGAGCTCCCTGGCTACGGTGGTCCAGACGTTATTGCCGAAGTAATATAGCTCCAAGATCTTGAACATCTCGGCCTTCGGGGAATCGTCCAGGACGTAGGGAGCCCCCAGGTCATCGATGAGCCTCTGGATGGGGCTGACGCGCCGATCCAGCCGCTTGATATCCTCCTCCAGCTTCTCGATGCGCTCCAGCCGGGCCGAGACGTTATCCGACGGTCCCCCGCCGTGTATCGAGAGCGGGTCATATTTCGGGACCGCTGCGGAGGTCGTCGAATCCAGGACCTTTAGGTCCTCACGCAGGATATCCAGCCTGGCGGCATTCTCGTGGAACTCGTACAGACACCGCTCCGCGAAGCGGAAGGGCCAGTAGGGACGGTCCTTGATGGGCGTAGAGGACGCCCGCGTATCTTCGGCCAGAACCAGGTCATGCTCGGACATACCTTCGCCCCCCATCAGCCAGCCACCGTCCCCACAGAGACCTTGGTGGCGTCGGTCGCCAGTCCCCTCTCCCGGTCGACCCAGAGGTGGTCTATCTCCCGGTCGTCACGGACGATGCCCGCCATCTGGAGGCAGTCCTGTAGGGCCTTGATCCGGTTGTCCATATCCCAGGCCCGCTCGTTGCCCATCATGAACAAGACCTGCACGAAGATGCCGTCCTCCTTGCCCAGCGGCGGCTTGCCCCCCCACGCCGTCCGGAGTATCAGGGCCGTGTCCTCCTGCCAGACCTTCCCAGCCTTGGTCTTGTACCGGAAGCCCCGAGGCGATGTCCGGTACAGGTGATTGACCGTCGGGGGCAGCCCGGCCAGAGTGACGCTCAATAGCGTCTTCATCGCACGGCCTCTCGGGCGTCCATCCCGCCAGCTACGAGCTGGATCAATGGCTTGGCTTGCGCCGTGGACGCCCCCAGAGCTGGAGCCTCCCCGCTTGGCAGGATACGCCCTGTCTCCACGTCACGGATCCCACGCATGGCGTAGCCCCGTGCCCTGTTGTCCGCCTCGTGTTCGCCCACGAGGTAGGCTGGGGGCTCCTCGCCCGCCGATATCGCCCGCTCGCCTATGGCGTACCAGCGAGCGAAGTCCTGCGCCAGGAAACGCTCGTTATCGTCCGTGATGCGGGGCGATAAGTGCCGCCATCCCCCCATGTGCGCCACGGCCCAGTGGATCGTCGGGTCCGGGAAGCGCACGGACTCCCAGTGCCCATAGCGGGCCACGGCCTTCAGGACCATGCTCCAAGCTAGGAGCCCCTTGTCACTGCCCTTGCCCTCGATGCGCTCCACGATATCCGCCAGCATCGGGAAGAATCGCTCAGACCGGCAATAGGCCGCCACGGCCTCGGCCACGTCCACGAACGGATACGATTCCAGCCCCTCGAACAGCGCCAGCGTGACGCGCTCCAGGTCCTTCCCGTTGGGCATGACGGTGATATCCGCCGCTCGGGACATGAGCTCTCGAAATGCGTTGAATTCGTCCTTCCGCATGGTCATCCCTCCTCGACGTCGATATATTCCACGTCCACAGCGGTACTGCTACCTCGGAACTTTGCGACGGCCTCCTCGTAGGTCATCGGGGCATCCCGGGCGCTTGGCGGCGAAGACCTTGCCCCCCCGCTCCTAGCGGGCAGGCTCTTACCGTTCGCGTAGCGCCCTTCGACGACCTTCACGAGGTTGCTCTCGTTCAGCAGCCAGTCGAAGTTGAGCCAGTTGGCCTTATCTCTGGCCGATGAGCGCATGAAGTCCGACGCGGCGAGCTGGGCGATACGCTCCCGCCACCACTCCAGGTCTCTCCGCTCTGCCTGTTCCCCGACGCGCGCGCTGAAGCACCTGTCCCGCGCGGGCGTCCCCTTCGCGACCTTCGGGAACCCGAGAGGCCCTAGCTCCTCGTTCCAGAGCCGGATCACCTGCGAGAGCGTGCAGCCCTGCCCGTTCCCTGCCTCGCCCCCTACGGAGCTAGGGGGGCTTTCGGGGCCTCCCGATGACGCCTGCGAGTCCCCCTCGGGGGGGCTCCCCCCGGCGGGGGGGGTAGGGGGGGGTAGGTCTTGTAGGTCTTGTTCTGTCTTGTTCTGTTCTGTTATGTTGGTTATGTTATGTATACGCGTTACCGGCGCGTTACTAACGCTTTTATAACGCGTTACCTGTGCGTTATCGTCCCGTTGCTCACGCGTTACCGACGCGTTACTAACGCGTGACCCGTCTGTTATATCCGCGTCACTATCCCGTTGCTCACGCGCGGCCTCGATCTTTTTTTGCTCTTTATGCCTCGCCTGCCTCTCCCGATTCTGCTCGCGGATGTTAAAGAGGCGTCCCGCGTATGCGTCCCAATCGTGAAGGGATACCCTCCCGTCGTGCTCGTCGATGAAGCCCGAAGAATCCCCAGGTCCGCAATTTTTCAAGGCGTCGATAAATGCCTTTGCGTCACCGGTCCATTGCGCGGCGTCAGCGATGTCAAGTTCATCGTACTTCGACAGATCCCCATCCTGAGCGTAGTCCATGCCCCACCACCAGAGCATGAACAGATGCCCGATAGCCTCGGCTGTCGAGATGCCCAGCATCCGGGCCATGCGTTTCGTCTTTGGGTGTTGCGCAAGCCCCTGATGGGCTTCGATCCATGCCATCTTTCACGCCTCCTACATACTACCCAATGCTATAGACCTATCAGTGTTTAAAATGTTTGACTTTTATTATCCTTTTCCTTACCGGGCAACCCATTCTGTCGTCTCCAGGTACGCCCCGATCGCACGACGGAGCAGCTCTGCCTCGCTGATAGCCGCCTTCGCTGCCGCGTGTATAACGTCGGATCTCATATCCGCCGTGATCCTGACCTTGATATTCTCCGTATTTGGGTCTCTCCACTTTGCCTCCTCGATCTCGCTTTTTAGGTACGCATCCAACGCATCCCGCGCGACATCGTTGAGCGTCCTCCCCTTCCGCTTCAAATGGAGCAATAGCTGCACCCTCATCTGTAGCGGGATCTTACTCCCTATTACCTCCGGATACACCGACGGCCTAGGCTTTCCCGCCATCCCCGTTCTCCTCCTTCGCTTTGGCTCGCTCCAGCCCACGCTTCAGCGAGTTCTCGCTGATGGCGTAGCCGTACTGGCGCAGACAGGCGGCTAACTTCCTCCAACCTACCCCGGCGGCCTTCGCGGCGAACAGCTCCTCGCGTAAGGTCCTCACCATCTCGTCGATACGGACCGTGCGGATATCCTTCATTCTCAAGGCCTCCTCGATGAGCCCCATGATCGCTGCGCGGCATTCCCGCACGTCCTGCCCCGTGGGCGTCGTCTCCGAGGGGGCGGCGGGGGGCTCCGGGGCGGCCTCCGGCTTACGCCCTTGGGGCTTGGACCCAGGCTTCGCCTTGATCTTGCGACCAGGCCGGAGATCCTCTCCCTTCGGCGTAGGCATCTCCCTCGCCATCTCCTCCAGCTTCTCTATGAAGGGAGGCAAGGGCGGCATGGGCTTCGTCTCCTTCGCCTCCCCCACGACCTCCGGGCCGGAGCAGGTCTTGCTCTGGTACGACATACACCTCTTGCACCCTAATAAGACCATCGCGGATACCTCTATATCCGTCTTCTTCGTGCGTCCGTCCACGGGGCAGCGGAACTCTCGCGCGCCCGGCAAGTCCTCATTACGCATCATCTGCGTCCTCCTTTCATAACGTCCAACTGCCCACCGATCTCCTCTAGTTCGTCTAGGAGCCTTATCCGCTCCTCGCCCTGCGCCCACGCGGCGCGCTGGCGAAGCTCCTCCTGTTTCACGATCAACTCGCGGATCCGCCTATTCCTCGATAGAGCCATCGTGTCCCTCCTTTTGCATCCTTCTTATCCCCCGCCAGAGCAATATCTCCATCAGCGCCGATGGGT